AATTATCTTAATGAAAATGCATCGATGAAAGATAAAAAGAACGTCAAAATACTTGTTTCTTTTTCTTTTTCCATTAATCTACTACCAAATATACAGTACGTTCCTGGTTTCTTAATCATCGCATTTCCTTTCATAGGAGTGTTAATGTTTAGGTCTTCCGAGGAAGAAAAAGAATAGTTCTATTCGTTAGTAGTCGTGAGAAAGCGCTAAAATAAGAAGCCATCTTACGCAGATAACAGAATCAAGAATATCAGTGCGGCAAACTGTGATTGCCAAAAATCATTTAAAAACAATACAAAACAACAATTATCATGGCCTTAAATAAGAATGAGAAAAAAGTTAGTGACATGCTAGATGCACTACAAACCGGACAAACCCTACTTGTAGGAGCCTGGAAAACGAAAGATCCGTTAAAAGTTCAGCTTGAATTCGCTGAGAAAACTCGACAAGTGGATAGCAATCCAGGGGCCTTGTTGGCGTTGATGAATGCGGATGACCCTCGTTTTTCTACCGGTGCACGTAGATCATGGTTGACTTCAAGTGTTTCTCAAGTTGGGAAAATGTTGAACATCAACGTTGGAGATGATGCTGGTTGGGAATTGAACGATCAAAGAGACAAAGAAGGTATCTTTCTTGGCGTTTTGAATCCAAAAATCATGGGAAAGCGTATCCGAGTAATTATCTCAGAAACTCTTGTTCCTAATGAGTATCAAGCTAAAAACCTTCAAACATCTGCAAAACGCAAAGGAGCTGAAGGTGAGTTTATCAAGCACAATGGAAAATACATTTTTTCAAATACTGACGTTGCGTTAGTAAATGAAGGGGATACAGTAGAACACGTTCTATTGCAACCAGATGCTTCTTCTGTTGTTGTTGTTACTGATAAAATCAGTGACGAAGTAGGAGATTAAGAATCAAGTAAGTCGCCAATGAAAAATACTTGTGGGCCTGTACAGGTCCTAATGTCCAGGCGACAGGGATGTTAAAGCGCAATCGTTGTGTAAGATTATGGTGATCATTAGAGGGTGGAGATAGAGTCGGCAACGAGCTCTTCCACCCTCTTTTTTTTTCAAAACAACTTAAGAAATGCAAGACGCAGCAGGAAACGAATTTAAAAGAAACGATTTAGTTGGCTTTGTAAAAGGAGGTAAAAGAAACGCTTTAATTGTTTTAGGTAGAGTTCAATATTTTACTCCTTTAAAAGTCAAGATTAGATTGTGTGAGCCCGGTTATTCTGGTAGATACACTGCGAGATTTCCAAGTAATATGGTAAAGGTTTTCAAAAACAAACACGCAAAAAATGATTTATAAGAAAGATTCAAAAGGAAAAATCCGAACTCTTGAAATTTACTCTAACGGAGGAGAAATTGTTCAAGTTTCAGGACTTGAAAACGGTAAAAAAGTTACAAATATAAGTCAGTGTCAACCTAAAAATGAAGGAAAGGCAAACGCTACAACAGCAGAACAACAGGCTTGTAAAGAAGTAAAGGCCAAGTTAATTAAGAAGCTTAATGAAGGTTATTTTGCTTTAAGAGAATACGCTACAAAAACCCTAGTTATAGCTCCAATGCTTGCAAAAGTTTACGGTAAAGAATCAAGTAAAATCAATTGGGATGAAGGAGTGTTCGTTCAACCTAAGCTTGATGGTATGAGAAGTTTGGGCATCAAGGATAGCTATCTTGAATCTCGTCTGGGGAATAAAATAGAGAACCTCGATCATCTTTATGTTCAACTGAATTATTTGAGAATGATAATGCCTAATACAATTCCTGATGGAGAATTGTACTCTCACGGTCGTTCTTTTCAAAATAACATGAAGATCATCAAGAAGTTTCGTGATGGAGAAAGTCAACAAGTTAATTACCATCTGTACGACTGTATTACTTCTAAGCCTTATGGTTTTGAAGAAAGATATGAGTATTTGAAAAAAGCACTTAAATCAAGTCAAGTATTTTCTTCAATTAAGCTTGTTCCAACTGTTAAAGTTCACAGTGAAGAAGAAATCATGGAGCTACATCAGAAGTACATCGGTCTAGGTTACGAAGGAACGATTGTAAGACACGGTAACGACCCTTACAAATTAAATGGTCGTAGTTCTTCATTGCTGAAACTTAAGACGTTTCTAGACTCTCAACACAAGGTTGTTGATGTAGAACCTTCAGACTCTAGACCAGAACAAGGAGTGATTGTTTGCTACTCTGAGAAAAGCAATATGCTATTCAAAGCAAGTTTAGCGATGTCTCATAAGGAAAGAAGAGAAGTGCTTAAAAACAAAGAGAACTACATTGGCCAGTTGGCTGAGATAAGATACTTTGAAGAAACTGATCAAGGCTTGCCTAGATTTCCAGTGTGTCACGGTTTTAGAAACGACTAATGGAAGTCATCGTAATTGAGAATATAACCTGGATATTCAGGTATGCTGAAAACGATGACATTAATTTCTTAGGAGAGCCTTCTGTTAAAATTCCTAAAAACATGATTAAGCGTTTTGTCAAAGAGTGTAAGTGGAACGAATTAAACGTTCCTCCACACTATCATCAGGAAGATTTAAACAATGGACTTGATTTTAAATCTGACTTCATAATGGATAATCCTGACTCTTTGATTGTTTTAATGAATTGGCTGCATAAGAAGAAAAGAAAGTATGTTTTAGATTATAAAGGAACAGATCCTTTTTGGATTTATCATGACTACTTCCATAGTAAAAACGATGTGTACGGAACGCAAGTCAATGGAATAACTGGTCATGTAGAACATGCTCGAATATTTCAAGGTCTCGCTATGGCTGAAGAAGCAGGTGTTATGCCTAAGGTTGAAACATTAGCTCAGCTTTGTAAATCTTGGGAAAGAAGATTTCCAGAAATTTATCTTAATAAAGAAGACTTTCATATCTACATAAAAGAAGAAGAATTAGAAATGTTTGAAATTATGTCGATTGATTTTGAAGACAATTAACAAATTAAAATTATCAATATGAAAGTATCATTTTCTGGTCCAGAGGACACAGTTGAAAGACTGGCTGAAATAGAAGCTTTGCTTCCAAAAATAGATTTCATTAAGTCTATAATTGAGCCTGCAATCTTAGATAGGATGACTCCTATTTTCGTTAAAGCGTTGAGAGCTGAACTTGAAGTTTACAGGGCTTACCCTAAAAGAACTGGAGATCCTCGCTTGATGATTAAATCGTTTGACCCAAGATCAAACAAAAGTTGCTTTATGGGCAAGGCTTTTAAAGCCAACCATCACATAACTGATATTGAGCTTGACAAGTATCGCAAAGCAATCGGAACTATTAATCACCCAATGTGGGGAAAAGTAACGCTGCTTGAGATATGGGGTGGAGACCATTTTGTAGACTATAATTCAATGGTTCTTGCTGCTTTTAAGTATGGAATGGGAATCAATAAGAATTGTCCAACATTAAAGTTTCATGTGAATCCTTTGTACGTCAATAAAAACACAGGGAAAACAGTTCTTGATGAAGAACAAAAGCAATACTTAAAAGATTTGAATTTGTTGCATGCTCAAGCAGAAGTTTTTGGTGCTCGAACACTAAAAGAAGCCAATGCTGCGGAGAATAAAAAAAGAAGAAGATAGTTTTTATGGCTAGAAAATTCAAGCAGCCTGTAAAAGACATTACAAGCGAAATTAAATTCACAGAGTTGTACGACAGTGAAGAAACCATAAGGTTAAATCCTTTCAAAATAAACGGAAACACCTTTAAAATAATTGGAACTGAAAAGTCAGTTAAAAATAGGTGGCTTCATCGTGTTTTGTGTGTAGAAACTGGAAAGGTTTCTCTCACTGCCGACAACTCTATTAAAGACAAAGTAATAATGGCAAAGCAAAAAAAAGCAGTTCCATTGATACCCGTAAAGAAGAAAGACAAACTAATTCCTAATCCTACAATTGAGGAGCATAGAAAGAAGTTTCCAAATCAATCAAACATTTTCAGCATAATCCCGGACATAAAGAAAAACCCATGAGCGATAAAAAATTAAGAGATCATTTTGCAGGTCAAGCCATGCTTGGCTTTATGATTAATGATACAATGATGAAACAGCTTGAAGGCCTTCACAAAGGAGTTGAAAAGCTGACTAAATCACATGTTGATTTTAGTGAGTTTTTAGCAGTTTCTTGCTACAGCATGGCAGACGCTATGATTAAAGGGAGAAAAGATATAGATAAGAATGAAACTTGAAGGACTCACCGAAAGAGATATAGTTCAAGAGCATGTTATTGACCTTTTAGAAAAAGATCAATACAGGGGAACTTTTATAGCTGGTACTGGATTTGGTAAGAGTAGAGTAATTGTAAAAACACTCTTGCGTATGGTTACGCAAATCAAAGTAAATAAGATACTGATTCTAGTTCCCTTTGACCACTTAAAGGATAGATTTAAAGACGAGTTCTGCAAGATTTTAGGTGTACGTAAAGGAAGATTGTTTGTTAAAAAATTCATTGACTTACAATGCTACGCTTCTATTCCAAAATTGGATCCACTAGACTACAACAGGATTATTTGTGACGAAATACACCTTGGTTTAACTGAAAAGTGTGAATCTTTTTATCAAAAAGCTAGGACTGGTGGTGTGCGGATGATTTTCTGTACTGCAACAGTTCCGGAAGATGGAAGAATGAGAATGATTATGACCAATATGGCTCCAATCAGATTCACTATCACATTGGATGAATGCGTTGAGCGTGGATTTGTTTCTTCTTACACAATTGAGTGTGTAGCATTGAACCTTACTGACGGAGAACGCGAGCAATACGAAACAGTCAACAAGAACTTTGTCTATTGGAAAAGTAAGCTGGTTGAATGTTCTACTGAAGAGCCTGATGGGTTATTAAAGCTTTTAAATCCTCAAGCTACAGTTTATGTGGACGCGTTTTCTGAAGCAAATAAAATTGTAGGAAAGAAAGGACAGTTTACTGCAGAACAATACAGGGCTGCAGCAGGATTTTTTAGAGCTATTAAGCAAAGAAAAGGCTTGATTGATCACGCAGTCAATAAGATTCAAATGGCTAAAATTTACGGGGCTATCACCAAAAAGAAAGGTGGTCGCATGCTTGTATTTGGAGGGGACAATCAATTTACAAACAGGATAGCTAAGGAGTTACCTGGTTCTGTTGTTTATCATTCAAAGCTTGGAGTAAAAGTCAGGAGAAGTTCTCTTCAGGCGTTTCGTGATGGCTCAGCTTGGGTCTTATGTAGCACAAAAGCTCTGAATCAAGGTTTGGATGTTCCAGACGCTGACACGGGCTTAATATGCGGTCTTACGAGTAAGACAAACACAATGATTCAACGTATTGGAAGATTGGTAAGGATTGATCCTAATAATCCTGACAAATGTGGCGTAATCAAGATCCTCTATGTGGAAAATTCACAAGAGCAAAAATGGCTTGAGAACGCTTTAAAAACAGTTTCAACAAAAAGAATCAAATGGACAGACGCGAAAGAATTTCTGGATTCTTTAAACTCAAAAAAGAAACGGAAACCACGTCCAAAGCAGCCAAAACCTTAATTCAACTTAGTAAAGAGTCTGGAATTGTAGTTGTGTTTGAGTCAAAACTCAAGCGTGACCCAGAATACCTATTTGAAGAAGAGAAACACCCTGCTTTGCACATGTACGAACAAAAACAACTTGAATATGAAGAATCCAACATTAGTGCTAGCTTCAACGGGGGAGAAGAAGCTTAGATTAACTTACCCTCAGAGGTTACTTCTTCAGCTTATCAGGAAGAAATTATTGGATAGCATGTCTATCACTAAACGTGATATTGCTCTCCTTTATATTAACGCAGTAAAGAAGAAGAAATTTTACGTTTGGCAAGAATTAATATACAGCCATCATAAAGATTCTTACTACTACACAGGTAAGTCGTCAATAGTAAGATGGATAGATGACCCTAAGATTTACGTAACGGCACAAAGATGGTTTAAGTCCAATATTGGAGCCTGCATAGTGAAAGGAAAGGTGCTTATCTTACCTGAAATTGAAGTTTAATTAACATGCTTATTGAGATCAACACGAACTTTCTCAAGAACATTGGTATGTCTCCAATGGAGTACATTTTTCTAATGCATTTGCATAAAAACGAAAAGTGTGCTTGGGACATGCCATACAAATCAGCTTTGTCTCTTCAAGAAAGAGGCTATTTGAAAATCGTCGAAATGGACGGAAAGAAAACAGCTGTTGTACGAGCCAAGTTTGCAGACCTAATTGAAGGAGACTTTGATAAGATGTTTGCAGAGTTGTGTTCGACGTATCCATCTAAAGTGGGTACGGTACATAATTACCGTGCATTGCACCCAAGAGATCCTGACGCCCAAGGCAACAAGATTTCAAAGGCGCGATACAAGAAGATCGTTGATGGGAAACCCCAAAAACACGCTCTCATCATGAAGGCTTTAGACAGCCAACTCAAAGCGCAGAGAAGCAAATTGGACTTCCTACAGCTTTTAGAAGTTTGGATAAACAAAGCCACGTGGGATAATTGGATGGATTTTGAAGAAGAAATAGATGACACTCGCAGAACAACTGTCTTTTGAAGCTATACTGAGGCAAGAGAAGTTTCAAAACATGCAGAATGCAGCTAGGCAAGCTATAGCTGTTGTTGATGATGCTAGACAAGGTCGAAGGGTTTTCTTTCCTACTAAGTGGCCCAGACTAAATCGTCAACTACTAGGAGGTTTGATTCCTGGTAAGTTGTACATCATTGCTGGAAGGCCTGGCGTTGGTAAATCTGCATTCTCAAATCAAATGGTGTTTGACATGTTGGATCATGTTAAAGCACTCGGAAAAGATGTTGTCGTATTGTATTGGTCATTTGAAATGCCTGGTTATGAGCAGATCCTGAGGGACGCAGCGAAAGACACCAGGCTAGACACGATGAGCTTATACTCTGTAGACAAAGCGTTAGACGCAAAACAATTCGAGGCTTTTAAGAAATCGGTAGCAACCAAATTTGGTTACCCGGTTTATTTCATGAACAGAACAAAAGAGGCCTCAGAGATAGAGAGAATCTGTACTGACCTCACAGCTGCTTCTCCAAAGACGGTGATCATAAACTTATTTGATCACTCAAGATTAATTCCGCAGAAAGCGGAGAAGTCTGAAATGGAAAGATTAAACACGCTGTCAAAAACCTGCATGAGAATGCAGTCAAATCTTGGAACCTTGAACATCCTTTTGTCTCAACTTAACAGAGAGATAGAGAAGGAACATAGGGCCAAGAATCAGTATCAACCAATGCTTACCGACCTTTTCGGAGGGGATAGCGTTGGTCAAGATGCGCAAGTAGTAATGATGTTGCAAAGACCTGGCGACCTCTACAACATTACCGATAAGTATTGTGGTCAGGAGCCAAAAGGGTTGCTGGCTTGCCACATTGAGAAGAACAGGCAAGGAGGATTGGGAATGGTTCCTTTTGAGTTTGATGGTTCAACATTCACAATAAAAGAAAGAAAATAATAACTAAAAATTGAAAACATGATGTATGGTTTAGCTTTTGGAGGAATGATATTACTTGGCGTAATAGGCGTTTTCCTTTTTTACATTTTAATCCTTAGAAGAATTGTCCCTACAAACGAAGTTCACATCGTTCAAAGAGGCAAGAGTACGACTTCTTACGGAGTTGGTAAAGAGAGTAATGTTTATTACGAATTGCCTGCTTGGTTGCCTATTTGGGGAGTTGCAGTAAGGAAGTTGCCTGTTTCGAATTTTGACATTGCGCTTAGTGGATATGAAGCTTATGATCAAGACAAAGTTCCTTTTGAAACTGACGTTGTATCTTTCTTTCACATCTCAGATTCAACCGTTGCTTCTTCTAAAGTTGAGGATTTTGGACAGCTCAAATTACAGCTCAAGACTATCGTTCAAGGCGCTATTAGATCAATTCTTGCTAACGCTCCTATTGAAACTATTATGGAAGAGAGAGCTACGTTTGGTAAGCAGTTTACTGACGCAGTTAAGGAAGATCTTGCAAATTGGGGGGTTTCTACAACCAAGAACATTGAGTTGATGGATGTTCGTGACGCTCATGGATCACAAGTAATTGAGCAAATTCAAGCTAAAAGAATGTCTGCTATTGAATCTGATTCTAGGAAAGAAGTTGCTAAGAACAATCAAGAAGCTGAACAAGCAGAACTTGAATCTAAAAAAGAAGTCTCTGTGAAAGAAGCAACCGCTCAGAGAGAAGCAGGCGAAGCTAAAGCTGAGTCTGATCAGGCTATTGGTATAGCTAATGCAACAGCAAATCAAAAAGCTGGTGTAGCTAATCAAGAAGCTGAATCAGCCATTGCTAAATCGGCCGCAGACACGGAAGAGAATAGAATGGCCGTTATCAGAATTACGCAGATTCGTCAAAAAGAGATTGACAGGGCAGCTGCTATAATTCAAGCAGATCTTGAAAGAAAGCAATTAGAGATTAATGCTGATGCAAACAAGTACAATATTGAAACTCAAGCTAAAGCTGACAAATTCAATATTGAAACTAGAGCAGAAGCCGCTCTTAAAGAGGCTAATCTTACTGCTGAAGGTATTCGGTCTATTGGTAGATCTGAAGCTTCTGTTGTTGAAGCTAATGGTCTTGCTGTTGCTGTTTCTACAAGAGAGCAAGGGCTTGCAAGAGTTGCTGCAGAAATTACTTTGTCTCAGAAAATTGGTGAGAACAAGGAGTATCAAGACTATTTGATCCGAATAGAAGAAGTGAAGGTGACCCAAATAGTTGGCGTTGCTGAAGCTGAAGCTAAAGGAATAGCGCTTGCTTCTGCAGACCTTAAAGTCTTAGTAAACAGTGGAGATGTTCAAACTGGATTAAACGGTTTCCAAGACATTCTTTCTTCAAAAGGAGGAAGTCAAATGAATGGCGTTCTTGAAGCCTTAGAGCAGACTCCAATGGGAGGAAAGCTTATGAGTTTCTTGAACAGTATTCCTGATGTAGTGAAAACTAAAGCCAAGGAAAAAGTAACAAAAGCGGTTAAATAATCGTATCTTTAAGAGGCAAAATAACCCCGGTATCTAGAAAGGTATCGGGGTTCATTGTCTATTATAAACTAGTAAACACACGACAAATGGCAAACGAAGTATTAGTAATTGGCAACTCAGGAAGTGGAAAATCCACAAGCTATGAGCATTTAAATCCTAAAGAGACTTTTATTGTCAACGTAGGTAAGAAACCGCTTCCGTTTAAAGGATGGAAAAAGAATTACAACAATTTCAGCAAGTCTAACCCCAAAGGGAACTATTTAGAGACAGACGATGCTTCATTGATTTGTAATGCAATGGCTTACGTTGACAAAAATCGCCCTGAAATCAAGAACTTCCTTGTTGACGATGGACAGTACATCATGGCGAATGAATTCATGCGTAAAGCAAATGAAAAAGGGTATCAGAAATTCACTGATATTGCTTCTCACATGTGGAAGGTGGTTACTACCGGAAAGGCCATGCGTGAAAACATAAACTTTATTTTGGTAGGTCACGCTGACACATCTACTGACGTTGATGGAAAAACAACTACAAGGTTCAAAACGGTTGGAAAGCTGGTTGACAATGTGGTCAACATCGAAGGCATGTTTACCGTAGTTCTTTTTACAGAAGTGAAAGTAGAACCAAACAAGACTATCAGTCATTCATTCCTGACTCAGACAGACGGCACCAATACTGCCAAAAGTCCTCGTGGCATGTTCCCAGAACTTAAGATTGAAAACGATCTTAACTATGTGATAAACACAGCGAATGCATATTACAACGATGACACAGTTGTAACAGAAACAGAATTAGTATAAATCAGTATCAAACATACACGACTATGATTGAAGGACAAGAAGAACTTAACGGTTCAAAAGAAGTAAAAATGAGAGATCTTTCTACCTGCGAGGTAGTAAGCGAAGTGACAACCCGAATGATTCTTGCGGATCTTGGTGAAGGATTAACCAGAGACGAGATTGCTCTGAAATATGCTTACAAAGATCGTTTATCAGGAGAAGTGAAGGAATTTGAGAAATGGATGGTTGACATTCTTTTCAAAGATCCTGCGCTTAAAAACAAGCGTCCAGCTGCGAAAAGAAAGGTTCTTCCTTTCTTGTTCAAGTCTACTTTTCTTGAAGAAGAAGTTCAGTCGGTAGAGGAGAATGTTCTTCCTAATTTTCCAGTAGATGAAGAAGCTTCTGACGATTCAGAAGATGAAGCTTTTGATAATTCAGAAGACGAACCAATTGTTATCAATTCGTAATGGCTATTGAAGCCAATTCATCGGACAAAGCCGTAATCGAAGCTGGAGTGAAACACTTCACTGGAATTGCGCCTTTTCATGTGCTACTGGTCAACCCTACGTTGGCTCAGTTACACGCGGAAGGAATTATGCTTCAACAGGAGCCTAATTACAAAGACCCGTTCAAAGACGGGAAAGCAAACAAGATTACTTTTTGGCTCGGAAACGATGTCGTAAAAGTGCCTATGGAGCTTTTCGTTAATCCTGGAGCCTGGAAGGCCAAGAAGAACGACAAAGTGAAATGGATGAATAAAATTGGTCAAGACATGTGGTCTGAAGTTCAAGCGAATGGAAAACCTAACCCTGATGACTTCAAAGAATGGCACAAAGAGAGAGAGTCTTTCTTTCAGTGCCCAAGAGGTATTGACGACTTGATCAAGTTTATTCAAGCTTGGGCAAATGTTGCAACTGATGGAATAGTTGAACTGGACACAGTTGAAGCTATTTCTAACGGCAACGTTGCTGAATTGAAAGAGATGCTTGGTGTCTTCAAAAACAACCGAGTACGTGTACTTGTCTCAATCAGAGACGAGAAGTATCCTACTGTTTACACAAGATACTTTGGTAGAATCAATCCAGAAAGCAACGCTGGCTTCACAAAAGCCATCAACGCAGACTATGGAGATCCTAAGGGAGAATATTCTATCGAGTGGAAAGAGTTTAAAGCGGGAGTACACACACCAGATGCTCTGGCTGATGGTGGATCTGCTAGTGGTGAAGACAACGGTTGGATGAATGCAGACGGTGACGATGAAGATGCAGAAGCAGGAGATGAAATTGCTGGGATCAATCCAGATGACATCGATGATGACCTTCCTTTCTAGGAGGGGTTAGTTTTACAAACAAAGGGGCGTTAATTGATTTTAACGCCCCTTTTTAATTAGAAATCATGACAAAGGATCAAGCAGAAGACATATTTAAAAACGCTTCCTTACAGAAGCCAGGTGAAGAAATTACTTATTTAGAAAGTTACGCGTTTGGATTAGGTATTAACTCTCGTAGAGAAATGATTATGTCAATAGCAGTTGGTAGCGTTGTCGTTTTTAGGGTTATTTGTGAGATTCCAATTAGACTTGTTCTGGACGCTGACAAGGTTGCATTAACAGCTTACAGAGACAAAATGAGATGGGAGTTTGTAATCTCAATAGTAGCGGCCGGAGTTCGTAAATTAACTTTTACAGAAGAAAAAACTCTGGATTCAATTAAACCGAAAGAAGATGATAGAGAGCCGAAACGAATCAGTAAACCTATCGTTATGCCAAATCAGATTATACCTTTCAGATTTTGATATTTTCAAAAAGTATTGCGTGCCTTTTTCAAAAGAAGGAAAGAAGTTTAGTTCTGAATTAAGAGACGATCCTAAGCCTTCAGCGATGATCTCACAAAGAGGTGAAAAGTTGAGGTACATAGATTTTGGATATTCTGAGCATAGATTTGACTCAATTAGCTACGTGCAATACAAGTTTAATCTTGGCTTTATGGATGTTCTTAAGCTCATAGATCATGACTTTGCTCTTGGTCTGGGGAAAGGAACAGTACAGATGAAGAAAAGGTTTGTTGAAAGCAGGCCAAAACAAGTACCTAAAATTAAGACCGTGATACAGATAAAGGCTAGGCCCCTGACAAGATTAGATATGGAGTTTTGGGGTCAATACCATATCACCAAAGAGACGCTAAGTATGTATCACGTGGTTCCTATTAGCTACTTCTGGATTAATGGTCAAAGATTTAAAGCAGACCTGTTGGCTTACGCTTATTGTGAATACGGAAACAGAATTAAGATTTATCAACCTTTAAGCGATAGAAAATGGTTTTCAAACGTAAACACACACGACATTCAAGGCCTATACGAGCTGCCAGTGATGGGTTCGAAAGTTATTTTGACCTCTTCCTTAAAAGATGTAATGGCTTTATCGGAATCTACTATCCACGCTTGTGCGCTACAGTCAGAGATGATGATGCCTCACCCGAAAGCGATAAAGCTTCTTCAAAGGAAGTTTAAAGAGGTTGTCGTTTTGTATGATAACGATTACGATAAGGACAAGAATCCTGGTCAAACAATGGCTCTTAAGATATGCGAAAAGTATAATCTTAGAAACATAGTAATACCTGAAAGATTTCAATCAAAAGATCCTTCAGATTTAATACTCACTCACGGCCCATACGTGGCCTATAATTTATTCAAATGAAAGACACATTATATTTTCACGGTAAAACCCAAGAAGGCAGGGCTTTTACGATTGCAGGAGAGTTTAACAACGAAGGCCTTAAGCTTGGAATAGCTCTTTGCAGCAAGAAAGATCAGCTTTACAAGAAGCTAGGTCGCAAGATTGCTAAAGGAAGAATGGAGTACAACTCAAAAGGTCAAGTAACTATAACTGGTTATTACCCAATTGAGAAAGAACGAATTGCTGTTTTTAGAGAAGTGATTGTCAAGCATTTTAACGCGAAGAAAGTAAGAGCTATTCGAATTCTCTTTCAATTGTAATGCACACTCAACAAGAAGGCGGTAACTAAAAGAAGCCACACATCATGATAGAACTAATACAAGAATTTCACTGCTTTAGCGAAGAAATAAAACTCGCATTTATCTGCTTTTCCTCTGCGCTTGGTCTTGGCCTTATTTACGCCACGATTGAAATTTCGTCAGTGTTTTTCAGGTCTATTGCTAAAATCATACGGGGATGATTGGATTCAAAAAGAAAGGAAAGTCTCATACAAAAGCAGTTAAGACTGTAGTTGATGGGATTCAATTTCAATCGAAATTAGAAGTTTACGTTTACCACGCTTTGAAAGCAGCAAAGATTCCTGCTGATTATGAGAAGCATTCCTACGTTTTGATCCAGGGTTTTAAATCTGGTATTGAAACGTGGACGAAATGGAAAGGGGTTTACAGAGGTAGATTCAATAAAGTCCAACCGATTACCTACAAGCCGGATTTTGTTTGTCCGACAGAACAATGGGTAATAGAAGTTAAAGGAAGAAAATTTCCAAGCTTCATGATGAGATGGAAATTGTTTCTCAGGCACTTAACAATGCGAGAGATGAACACAACCGTCTATTTAGTTTCTAGTGAAAAAGAAGCTAAAGAAGCAATTATTGACATTCAGAAATATTTTAAATGAGCATAAAACAAATTGATACTCATGATGGAAAAGTGAAAGGTGTAGCAAAAAGACTTGACTCAGGTTCTGAGAAAATGATTTACGACATCCTTCAAAAGTCACAATACTCTACTCCTATACCTTCAACGGTAAGGGAGCTAGTGACTAACGCTTGCGATGCGCAACGTGAAAAAGAGATTGCAATTGATATCCTGAGCGGTAAAGCAAAGGAAGAAGACTATTACATTCGGAGGGATGGAGACGCTTACAGGTCTTCTAATTTCGATAAAGAGTACTATGATTTCAATTGGCTTGACAAGACCATAAATCATGTTGAGATTCAATACATTAAGAATCATGGTACTGGATTTTGTGACACGTTTAAAGTCATAGATTTTGGCGTTGGTATAGGGCCTAAAAGGCTAGAAGGAATGATTTCTTTGGGTTATTCAACCAAGAGGAATACTTCTGAAGGCTTTGGTGCTTTTGGATTGGGAGCTAAAGTTGCTTTGTCAACTAACGTTCCTTATTACACGGTTGACACGGTTTATAATGGAAAAAGGTTTTTGATAGAGTGTTCTTCATACACTACAAAGTCTAAAGTTGGAAAGTTTGATCACGCGGGAACTGAAAGAAAATTCATCTTAATTGATGATGAAAAATTCTTTTATGAAGACGTCACAGAATTGAATCACACAATTGTAAGCTTTGGAGTTAAAAGGCATAACAGAACCGCTTTTCAGGAGGCAATTGAGGAACAATTAATTTACATTCCTGGCGTAACCTTGACCAAAATTGACACGGAGAAGAACCCACCATCTAAAGAAAGTTCTAAGATTGAAGTTCCTACGCTGTACAATTCGAGGTCATTGGTCTTAAGCCAAGACACTGTATTTAGTAAGCCTCACATCGTTATAGTTAAGAACTCTACTGATAAAGCCGGTATCAATTATGGGCCTGTTGACTTCAAGGAATTGGAGATGCAGGAAATGTTCGGTTCTATTGGTTTTAAATGTCCAATGCGGCAGACTTATAGAGACGATGATGGAGTTGAGCATGTAGTTCAAGAAGGAGTTTCAGTAACTCCGTCTAGGGAAAAAGTAATATGGGATGATCCTACAAAAGCGTTTATTCAAACGGTAATTAAGTTAGCCGGAACTGAAGCCACAGCCATAGTTGAGAATGAGTTGTCTACGGAGACAGATTTCCTTGAGTGGATAAACAAGTGTCGCGAGACCTTCTCAAGAAAAGGTCATGCTTCAGTCCTCGGACGATTATCAAATATTATTGACTTGACGTCATTATCGCCAAAGTTTGGAACAAGTAAGTTCATTCGATACACTCATTTTTCAAAGATGTTTCCTGGGATTGTATTCGAGAAGATTACTGGGTATCACGGCAAAAAGCCAAAGAGAACAGTTGTTGATTCTTGGGGTGAAATAGCTTCGCTATCAAACTTGTACGAGAAGGACGCCAATTACTCTCCAGCTAAAGACATTTATCTTTGTGTAACGAGAGGCTTAGGTTCCTTTATCACAGTGAAGCCGGTGTATCCTGAGGATGAAGCTGAATTTAACGAGCTTAATCTTTTCACTGAGGAAGAGAAAGAAGCTGCAGTAGCTAAAACCAAAGAAATTTGGTCTTACATCAAGAAAAGCAAAGCCCTTAAAAGTTACGCTGAAATTGAAGTTCCTAAAGAAGCTAAAGAAGCAATTGAGAAAGAGATTGAAGACGTTGAAGAAAAGGAAGTTGACAATCTTTCTCCTTCAGAAAGACGTAAATTAGAAAGTCGAGAAGTTGGCTACACTGTACGTTTAGATCAAAGCAAGGTGCATTCTAGTGTCAAAGCTGTTAGAGATGAGCCTTGGGTTCTGGATAAAGTAGAACCGAAAAGAATCGATTTGCTTTACACGACCAAAGAGCTTTACTACGCTACAAGTGATGACAAAGAGCGGCTATTTGATGTAGGCCGAATGATTGAAGGTTTGATGCCCACTTCGCTTGAAGTTTACGGTCATAATAGAAACTATATGAGAAAAGAGCCATCGATGTTTGGCATCAGTAGTTCGATTCATTATCGAAATTCTAAAGATCAGTTGATTAATGTTAATGCATTTAAAGATAAGCCTCAGTTTATCCAGATACGCAGAGATTTAGTCAAGAAGATTCCTGCTGCTTCAGAAATGATGCACATTGATGATTTCACGCTAACTAGAACACCGGAAGATGCTTACACGACACACCCGATGCTAGTACATGCTTTCACAGCTAGGATGATTGGTGAAGATTGGGCTATCAAATTTGGAAAGTTCATGGCTCACTTTAAACAAGTTGACAAGCAGATGTATGACAAATACATTAAGCTAGAAAATTACATGAAGCCTTTTCGTGACAGGAAGGGCATCACGCAAGACACTAGCCTTACAAAAGAGCTTGACAAGTTGTGGCAATTTCAGCAATTTTGCATGTTCCATGATGAGAAAGAGATCAAGATTAGAAGCATGCAAGACTTTGTTCTTTGCGATGTGAAAGGAGCTATTGTGGTTGATATGGAATTCCTGAATCTTTACAAAGAATTGATGGATTATGCGGAAGGAGTTTCCGGATTACTTAATATGTTACCAGATGAAGTTTATACTGACAGCTTAGCTGTTGTAGAGATTCAAAGGTTTTTAAAAGCCTCGGACAGAAGTAATTGGAAGTGGGACGACCCTGTAAATTCCGTACCTTCAGAGTAAGAAAAAATTATAAACAAACAAATTATAAACAAACAAATACACGACTATGATAACGATAAATGTTATTGATAAAATGATCGTTGGCAGTATTGGTGAAGAGGGGTTTTCAATTCCTTACACTAAAGAGCGATACGATACCCTTGATGGTTTCGAGGAGGAGTTGGCAAAATGCGCAACTCCAGAGGAATACAATAAAGTTTTGGCCAAGGCTAAGCAACTTTGTGCGGAAGTAACCGAGGGCATGATTGAGACAGAATGTGAATTCATTACTGTTGATCCTAAGACTCACAAATACTTCTTGAAGTACAACAAGGTTATTTCAGACATTGCGATGCCTCAAGCGCTTGTTGATCGAATTTTGGAATCTGTAGACAAAGATCTTCCTTTCCTTCCTCTTGTTAAGATGTGGGTACGTTTTCTTCGTAACCCTAACTTGAGAAAGAAAAACAAGGGAGGGAAGTTTGCAAAGAAATTTTTCAATTTCATTAACATTACTTACGTCAACCCAGAGTTGAAAGCTAAGTTGATGGAAGAAGGTGGTTTTAACGATGAAGTTGCTTCTAAACGTGCGACTATGTATCAAATGAAAATCACCAAGGAAGGGTTGCTAAACGGGTACAAAGTATCTTGTGAGGTAATGCACAAGTTTGAAGCTGATTCAAATGGTCAACCTCAAAGAGTTGATCGTTACTTACGTACGTTTGATGTAAACACTGGGAAGATTACTGGAACAGGTTTGCCTGACACCGTTGAAGAACGTTTGTTTGAGCCTGCTATTCAGGGTCAGTCTGGAGATGCGTTTTCTTGTTCTGGTCAGCACGGTTTTCCTGCTGATGGACACTTCATCAAAGTTGGTTGTCTTCACGCTCTTGATAGCTGGGACAAAGTAAACATTGATGACAGCAAAAGCTGTGTTCCTGGTCTTCACGTTGGAGGCTTGAACTACATTGATGGTATCCGTGGAGAAATCCACAGCGTATTTATTGACCCAATGCATGTTGGGGCTGTTCCAGATGATTCAATAGGAGCGCTTCGTTGTAAGCAATACTTTGTACATGGGTCTCTTGCTGGTGTAAATGGAAGCATTTACCACAGTTCAGATTACGCTTCAACAACTGATGCTGAATGGAAATCAATGCTTTCTGAAGCTATTTTGTTGAAAAACGAAGAGCTTAAAAAAGCAGAGCAAGGTTTAGACAACTTGAAAGCGCTTACTTCATAAGTAGGTTCTATTACGGTTTTAAAGGGTGTAAGGGTCAAATCTTACACCCTTTTCTATTTATTTAAAAAGAAGAAGATGTTATCAATTCAAGAGAGAGGGCAGTTACATCTTATAGACAGATCGCTGTTTATGAGAGACTCTCCAATTGTTGCTTTGATAGACGCTGATAGCTTGATTTATATGTCTATGGTTAAAAACACAACCTATGAAGACGCTATATTAAAGCTTGACACTGACATGTGTAATTTATTGAACAAGTTAAAGGTCAATAAGTACATCGCGTTTACTACGCCAAGGATGCATTTTAGGAGAGGCATTGCAAAAACAAAACCTTACAAAGGCAATAGATCTGGCAGATTAACGCCGCCTATGTTTTACGCGGTTGAAGCTTATGCAAAGCAAGAATGGGGATTCAACCCCATATTGGGAATTGAAGCAGATGATGCCGTGGGCATATATCAAACTAGACTTAGAAATGAAGGTGTTGACACTATCATTTGTAGTCCAGATAAAGATGTAGTCAAGCAGACTCCAGGTCGGCACTGGAATTATTTTAAGAAAGAGTGGGTTAATACTACTTCAGAAGAAGCTTGGCAATTTCTTTGGGAGCAAGCAGCAACTGGAGATAGTGTTGATCAAATACCGGGAATTCACGGAGTAGGAGCAAAGACAATGGAGAAAGCTTTTCTTAAAGTAAGAAAAGAAGATTATCCTATACGTGTTTTGCAAATGTACATTGAGAAAAGAGGAGAGAAAGAGAGCATAAAAAATGCTATTGATAGATTCAAGGAAACTTTTGATTTAGTTTACATGCTGAATGATGAGTCTGAGGCCAATAAACTTGGCATTCAAATCCCTGATACTAAAGTTCTCGACATCCAGGACATATACAATGAGCAATGACCCGGTTATTACAGTAAAAGATCCCTTAACAGTTTTAGTATCTAATGCTCAAGACGTAAGGAAAGAAGAAGACGAGAATGGTGAGATCGTCAGTCTGGAGATACCAGATGTTCCCACTGTCAAGCTTGGCAACAAATTGATTATTGGGAGGTTTAAGCAAACTTTTAGAGTAAACAAAATCGTGTTAAAGGAAGGTATTGTTCCTCCTGTATACGAATTGAAAATTGCTTTAAGAACTAAAGCCTCTTTATTTATACTCCCTATGTTGCCAGGGGCGAAATATCGATATTACTATGACGACTTATTGTTAAACGCGTTTATTGCAACGCCAGAACACGAAGACGTTGTAGCGCTCCTTTATAGGTGGAGCGGAATTAAAGGTTTCTCTGAAATGGAGAAAGCCTTTACACAGCTAAACATATTTGTAAAGCATTACGACCCAGACAAAAAGACAACTCTTTACGTTTTTAAGGTGCCAGAAAAGCACATTTCTGACTTCATTAAGTTTAAAGAAGGAAAGTACTCGGAGATTTCCGAAACATACAAACGTAGGATCCTTAGTTTTCATAATGTAGATAGGGAAAATGTTCTTGGCAAAATCCTTTACAAGGACAAGTCTAGAATGATGGAGCTTAAAGAAAAGTTCTGGAGTAGTGACGATAGAAGGATGAATAAGGTAGTTGACTTAATGGATGCTGAGCTATATAGCATTCCAAACTTAACTACAGAGACTTTTGATCCACACGTTTATCGTTTATGACAGATATGCGAGCTATTCACGTTACGCTATCAGCAAGAGACAAAAGCTCTGTTTCTGCTGATGGAGTACGTGTCATTGAAGACGGAACCAGAGATTCGGTTTTTACAGTAATAGACACAAATAATAGAGAAGCAGTTTACAAGGAGTGGTTCGACAATCATCCTAAAATCAAACCTAGAAATTATGAAAAACACTGAAAAGACTGTAACGGTAACGAGTAAAAATAAAGACGTTTACATCGTTACTGGTGAATATGATCACCCTAAGTTTTTAATCAATATGGTGGCAATGGGTCCTTTGAAACGCGAAGTTACCAAGTACATACACGCTGCATTACTAAGAGAGCTTGCAACGTTAGCCGTAGAGGCTTGTTGGGAAAATGTGCAAGAAGAAAAAGAATACGCTAAAGGACTTGAAAATGATTAATCAATTAGATTTAAAAACTAAACCAAAGCCTATTTGGCCAATCAGTCTTGTTCTGTTGCTAATCTCGTTAATAGGGATTTTCAACTTGATAAAAATGAAAGAAGAATCAATTAACGTTTTAAATCACGCCAATGGAAGTGCTAATAAAGTCATTAACGTTAGACGTTGATTATGACATCACTCCTGGACAAAAAGAAGCATATCCCTTTACACCTGCTGACCCAGACGTCATTGAAGTTACAGGAATCACTTGGACTGACAGAAGAATGGAAGGGCACGACGTATTGGAGCTTTTCCACGACTTGGGAATGATGGAGGAAATTGAAACAGCCGTTTGCCAAAACTTAGATTAATGAAGAACGGAGTTGAAGATGTTGTTTATTATTTCTTGCTTTATTGGAAGGACAAAAACCTTAAAAAATACCAAGCAATTGCAGGAAAGAAAAGGCTTTGTGATTTAACTCCAGGCGAATTGAGCATATTGTACAAATCAATAAAATTATTAACCCAGTAAATTACAATCATGTCTACAGAATTAGAAGGAATGGAAGGTGCCTTAGCGGACTCGTTAAGAAGAGGGTCAAAACAGATCCGTAGCGCAAGAGCGTTGGCAATCGCTGAAAGCACCGAAATGGTGTACAAGCGTAAAATGGAAGATATTGAGATGAAGCTTAAGCGCATGCGCAGAGAGCAAGATTCTCAACTAGATCTTAGCCCAGACAACACTACAAGTTTGATCTTGGCCAAAGATTTCGATGAGATAGCTTTCATCGACAATGATCTTGATTATAGCATCAAGATTCGCGAAGAAGAGATTCGCCTCAAACTTGCACAAGAACGTTATACATTCCTGTTTGGGACTGTAGAAGATAAATCAATAAAAACTAATTCGTAATGGGAGGAGGATCGTATTCAGTATCAAATTCAATATTAAGCCGTGACGCTGTAAACTCACACACCGGTAACACCTACAGAAATGCTCCAACAAAAGAGCTTTTTAAGGAAACAAAAATTCATCAAAATCTAGATCCTAGAGGGGTCGCATTCAGAGAGTGCCGTGACAACGCTGATCATCCAAACGCTATTCCTTTGCAGGTTTACTTGGATGTTACAGGAAGCATGGGTCACATTCCTGTTAACTTCATTCGTGATGGATTGCCAACTATGATGGGAACTTTGCTTCAAGCTGGAGTTCCTGATACCGCTCTAATGTTTGGAGCAATTGGTGATCACGAGTATGACAGAGCCCCTCTTCAGGTTGGGCAATTTGAAGCAGACGATGAGCTTTTAGATGTTCACCTTAAGAACACTTACCTCGAAGGTGGAGGTGGCGGAAACAGAGGAGAGAGCTACGCTTTAGCTTGGGCCTTTGCTGGAAGACACGTTAAAACTGACGCTTGGGAAAAGAGAAAACAAAAAGGATTTGTCTTCACGATTGGTGACGAAGCGTTTTTGAATCATTACCCGAAAGAAGCTTTTGACAAAATTCAAGGTGAAGTTTCGGTAGCTCAAGGTGTTTCTTCTGCAGCTCAATTGTTAGAGTTGGCTGAAGAAACAAATCACGTGTTTCACATTCATGTTGATCATGGAAGACCCGTTGATTCAGCTTGGAGAGAATTGCTTGGAGATAATCTACTTATAGTGGTAGATTATCTGAAGATTCCTGAGCTTATTGCTGAGAAGATTCTTGAATTTTCTGCAGATTTCGGTAAGAAGATTGTAGAAAGTGATCCTATCATTAAAGCTGAAGGAGCTATCACCGTAGGTGATTTGCCTTCATCTGAGACAACCATTAAGCTTTAAATGAGGGCCCAAGTAGTTTTGGGTCTTGGCTATGGAGACGAGGGAAAAGGTCTTACGACTGCTTTCCTTGTTTCAAAGGCTAAGAACCCTGCAGTTATTCGATTCAATGGTGGGCATCAAGCTGGCCACACAGTTGTCAAAGACGGTATCAGTCACGTTTCTTCGTCTTATGGTTCAGGAGTTCTTTATGGGGCTCTCACGTACATCATGAACAGTTGCGTGATTTATCCAAGAGCCATAATTAATGAAAACCACGTTTTGAAGTCTAAGATGAAAGTCATCCCGCCTTTGCACGTGCACCCATTTACTCCAGTAACTACTCCTTTTGAGTTGATGGTAAATCAAAAAATGGAAGAGCTACGCGGAACAAAAAGACACGGCAGTGTGGGCGTGGGATTTGGAGAGACTCTTCAAAGAGAGGAAAATCATTATCATCTTTTTGCTCAAGACCTTCTATTTCCTTCAATTCTCAAGTTGAAATTGAAGAACATACAGGAGAATTGCTATCCCAACTTTGATTTTGGTCGGGAGAAAATGGACGAGTTCCTTGAAGAGTGTAGAAAAACAGCAGAGATCATCAAGATTGACAATGGAAACAACGTTTTCTTTGATTATGAAGAATTGATTTTTGAAGGCGCTCAAGGTGTTCTATTGGATCAAAAATTTGGTTTCTTTCCAAACGTGACTAGGTCAAACACTACTTCTCAAAACATAAATCAATTTTTAGCAGCACTTGAAGTGGTGCCAGAGATGTATTACGTAACGAGAAGCTATGTAACCAGACACGGAGCTGGCCCAATGCTTAACGAAGACAATGATATTCTTTTGAATAACGCAGAAAAGGAGACCAACAAATCGGACCCATTTCAAGGCGATCTTCGTTATGGACAATTAGATGTTGAAGCTATAAATTACGCTTTAATGTGTGACATGCAGTACTCGAACTTTCCAACGATTGACCGACATTTAGTCGTAACTTGTATGGACCAGTTTGACTTAAATTTAGCGCCTGTTTTAGACGAAATAGAAATGAACTTTACCAGCATCTTAACCTCTCATGGTCCGGAAGCCAAACATGTAACAGATTACAAACCTTTAACAATTTCAAAATGAATAAGAAAGAACAAATCGAAGAGCTGTTGATAAATCAAAAGAAAATTTGTCAGCAAGCAATTGGTGGACAAAGCACATCTTCAAAGAACGCTCGCAAAAGAATCCTACAATCTAAGTCAGTTAACATCCCTGATTATTTGACTAAAGAAAATCCTGTGAAGAAAGCAGCTCCAGTTGTTAAGGAAGTTGAAGTAATCAAAGAAGTTAAGGTTGAAGTTGAAGTGATTAAAGAGGTTGAAGTAATTCTCGAAACAATTGTTGAGAAAGTTGTAATTGAAAAAGTTACTAATCTTCATGTTACTGTTCTTGCAGTAGTAATCTCTGCATTACTTTCGTTTGTTGCGGGTGCAACTTTATTCGGATAAGACATATTAAACAAAACAAAAAGCCACTCCTTCACAGGGGTGGCTTTTTTTTTTACTTGAGTAACCATCTAATGTTTGAAGTTCCATAAACAAAACTTGCAAGATAGTATCCTGGAGGAGTGGTGTCGTTTGGACTGTTTTCTCCCATTATCTTATCTCTAATCTCATCAGAGCCATTAGTAACCAAGTGGCCGAACATCTCAAGCATTCCAAATAATGGAATACCAGACTTGTTTAAGTATAAAGCTTCAAGCGGGTTGATGAACATAGCAAGTTCCATATTGATTCTTCCCATCAAGTCCATCAGTTTAGTATGGCCCTTGTTTAAAAGCTTGTCATCTTCATCTCCGGCCGCCATACCCATTAATCCAGTTAATAGTAACCAAGAGAAAACATATCTAAGTTCGGCCAAGGCTGAGCTGATGTTTTGCTCTTGAAATTGCATGTAAGCTTCAAGATCCATGTTTTTCAATTTGGGACTTGTAGTGTTACGTTGCATCTCCTTCATTTGCTCTTCGTAAATGGCTTTGGTTTTGTCTGCTTTCTTTTGGTCTTTATCGCTCCAATTTTTATCGTCTTTAAGCTTCTGAATTTTTTTAGCTGAAGAAGTATAACCTTTTACAGAGACGAGCATCGTAACCAGCTCCTTTATGCCTTTAGCAGTAGAACCCATCACTTCATACCAAGCCATTTCTTGTAGCTCAACAGGAACATCGTCTTTATCTAGTTCTTTTCCTGAGTTTACGGTTTGTCTTATCAGAGTTCTGTATCTACCCTCCATCAATCTGTCCGCCCAGATGTTGTATTTGATTTTTCCAAACCTATCTTGAAGCATTTCTGGCATCCAGCCTTTAAACTGCATCCCGATTGAAAACATCACGTTAGATTCATAAAGCGCAAACATGTAAGGAGACATATTCCCCCTGACACCTTTAACCTCTTCCATAAATCTCATTTTCATTTCAAATCTTACTGCTTTTGGAATTCCTCCCATTACGTCGTCTTTGAAAGTCGCTGTTTCAATTAAGCTCTTTTCTCCTTCTGGAAGATCTTCTAGCCTGGCCAGTTTTCCTTCCTTGCTAATTCCGTGAGTGTATAGCATAGCTATGAGCAATCTTCTGTCTCCCATTTCGTCTGCGGGAATCAACGGATAGTACAGGTAAACGCTGTCCATATACTTTGAAAGTATATCTCCCCTCATAGACTGTTCTGATTCAAATCTAAAATCCTTTGAGTGAACATCGAAGAACTTTGAGAAGGCCTTGTACTTGGCGTTGTCCTGGTGCCACAAGGTCATTCCTTTCATAAGGGTTTCTTGTGAGTAGTTAGGATTGTCAACTGCTTTAGCTCTTCTGAATGCTATAGCTGAAGTTGCTGCACCGGCTGCTGCCTTAATTGGCAAGGTCATTTTAATCTTACCGTACTGAACTTTCATTTGCATTAAAAGCTTAGCAACAGAAACTGTTTTGCCATTCATTTTAAATGAACCAAGCTCTAGCTTGCTGATGTTGCCGTAAAGCAAAACATCCATCATTGTGTCAAACTCAGACAGCGTTCCTTCAGAAAGGTCTTTTGTGTCTATTCTTCCGCCTTTATAAAGGAACTTTCCGCCCTTCATTCTTACTTCTCTTTGGATTGAGAGCAAGCTTCTAATCATTTGTATTCTTGCTTCAGCATCGTCTAAAGCAACGTGCTTGTAAATAGCGTCTCCAAACAGAAGCATCGCTCTTCCTAAGTCCATAGAGATTCGACTTTCGTCAAACTCTCCCTTGTCATTAAGAATTGGCTTAAGGTGGCCAAGAGGCACTCTTTTTACTGTGTCTTCTCCAATTTGCTCTTCGTTTTCTTCTTCAATAGTAATGCTGTGCATCATATTTTTAGCAAACGTGCTTACTGCTCCCTTACCTTCAAATCCAGCTTCAATTGACCCAATTAATATAGAAGGTATTGTGTTTGTGTTGATGTATCTACCATCAAGCAAATCGTTAAAATCAGCAATTTGACTTTTCCAAGCAGTGTAAAAAGCTAAGAGTGGTTCATTCCCAACTTGGTTAAGTTCTCCGTATTCCTTACTGTAAAGATCTTTGGCTTTTTCTGGTTTAACTTCTAAGTACTTAAGTGAAGAGCGATGAACCCAAGCGTCAACGTTGTCCTTGTCAAAGACATCGTTGCTTTTTTCGAATTGAGCCATTTTTGTTTTATACCCATAACTCGTTTTAGTAATGAACTCTTCAATTAACTTCTTGCTTTTTCTTTCCTTGGCTTTTTTGTAACGCTCTTTAGCGCCTTCCATGATTTGGTAGTTCTCTCTGGTCCATTTAACAGCCTTTAAAACGTCTGCGTCTCTACCGGAAGCAGCGTCAGCATACATTTCTTTACGCTTGGCGTTGAACTCTTCTTTGAACATGTTTACCAATCTCATACCCATACTTGTTGGGGTAGCAAGTTTTTTCATTGCTTGCCTGGTAGACATCCCTTTTCCAGCAGCCCATTCTTCTACTTTTTTGTTAAGTGGAGTCCACTTTCTAACTAGGTCTCTATATCTTTCTTCGCGGTCTTCTTGAGCTGCAACATACACGTACATCGCTGCTTTGAAATATTCGTTGTCTACAGAAGCCACGTCAGTCATCCACTGATCATTTCTGATTGGAACTGAATTTGCGTCTAAATCAACGAAGTCAGTTGGAAGATCTTCGTAAAGTCTTTTTCTACCTTCTAATCTAAGGTCGTTTACAACCTGGTCTACTTTCTCTGATATCAAAGCCATCTTAATACGGAAAGAAGCTTTCTCTTTTTTGTCTTTGATGTCTTTTAGCTTATACCCAGTTATTGCAGTGGTATTTGCGTAAAGAGAAAGAGCGTTTTGCAACCCTACTATGTCTTTCATTGACAAGTATTCAGGGCTGTCTTTTTTCTTGATTTTTAAACCGTCTTGAGCGTACTTGATTAAAGAACCAAGCTCACTTCTTGTTGCGACCATGCTTCCAACATTTGCAAGTTCTTTCAGTGTAGTTCTGATTGTATTCAACTCACGAATTACTGCTTCGGTTTTTTTCCTGCCTTTAAGCTCGTCTCTACGCTGGTGAAACTCTTGAACTTTTTTCTCCATCAATCCTTCAGGAAGTTCATTTGCAACTGGATACTGCATCAACTCTGGATCTATAGTTGAATCCATGTTAAAGTAAGCAATAGTGTCTGTAATGCCGGCTCCTTTAGCGTACGCCATTCGTACGTGTCCGGGAATAAGCCTAGAGGTTTTAACTCCGCTCACGTTGTACATTTCTATTACTGTTCGAACGTAAAACATCATTTGATCTTCGTACCCTTCGCCTTTGGGCCCACGAAATGGATCTAAACGCAGAAGGTATTCCCCTCCGACCAATTCAGATTCCGTGTTTTTGGGAGAAATAAACTTGTAGTCATAAACGTGAGCGTATCCATCAGGGTCTACAAATAGCAAATCCACGGTTCCTGCAGTCTTTTCCTTTTTAGAGTAAAGCTTAATCTCTTGATATATGTTGACTTTTTCTTTTGGCCCAAGTCCTTTGGCCCTGTCTTTCAATATTGCTTTTAGAGTGTCAGTCGTATGATGAAACATAGACTCTGGAATGCCAGACTCTTTCTTGATTTGCGCCAAGGTTTTTTTTGGGCTCTCCTCGAATAAGATAAGGTTAAACTTGCCTTTAAATTCTTTTTCCTGAACCATTAAAGGAATCAGAGCTTCCATTGTCCCGTGCAATTTTGTTCCATTGCTACTAAGTATTCTAGAACGTTTTCTACTTCCAATTTCTTTAGCCTCCTCAATTCCACCTACACTCCACATAAAAGCAATAGAAGATCTGTCTGTAGCTCTTCTTTCTATCGGAACTCCATCAATATGATATCTAGCAACCAAGCTATCTTCATCCTCGAATAAATCAAGGTATTTAGTATCGATCTTACCAGCATAATAATCTTTTTTAAATGATTCAATTCCAACTCGTTTCTGAGTATCTGCGATTAAATCATTCACTCTTTCTTGAATGTTTCCTGCAGAACGAAATATTGTGTTTCTTTCCCAACCATTCAGCGCTTCTCTGTGTGCTCCTAGGTCTTTATTGAGCATCTCTAATGAAGCTCTCTTATATGGGTCAGATAGATTGAGTTTGTCCTTAAGCCATTGAACAGCTCGTTTCCACCACCTGGCTTCTCTTTGCTGTTCGGCTTCTTTCATCATCCCTGGCTCAAGAATAGTTTTCAAGACTCGTTTAGTGATTGCTTCGTCTATAAAGTCTTGCTCAGTATATCCCATTCCTTCATGAGAACCGAGCACTTCAGTATACTCTTCAGTTCCTAGTATTCTAGTAGCCATGCTCTTGTAAAGAGGACTATCCATCACAGACAGAGCTGCGATATAGAAGTGAATGTATTCTTCAGTAGGCCTATCAGCGTTTCCTTGTAAATACTGAATTGATCTATTTGTAATGTCAGCTGCAGCCACTCCTTTTAAAGGGTTTCCATCCTTGTCTTTCAAGCTCTCAACGATATTCTCGTCAATCTTAAAGTCTCTGAATACTTGTCTGAGGGAAGAAAGAACTTCTTCTTCTAAAGAGTCTGCAACTACGTCTTGAAGAGGCTTTTTAGAGAGTATTTCTCTTCTTGTATCTACTTGAAAGGCAATCTTTTCATCTACGATTACTTGACCTTGAACTACGGTAAATGGAATTCCATCGATGTCTTCTTCCCTAGCCAAATCAATAGCCATCTTCATGGCTTCTTGCACAAGCAAAGACTCTGGAGCTGTAACTATTAAAGTGTTTCCAACTTCCTTGGCTAGTTTGTTTTCTATCAATCGGTTTTTTACCTGAGTATTTAAGCTACAAGCCATTTAACATTCTTCTTTAGATACAGTTTTTCTTGAGTCCATTTCCAACCCAGTTGGCGCAGAGTAAGTGTTCATTTGACCCTTAAGTCTTTTATGATTTCCTGCGTCTAATTTGACAACATCTTGTCGTCCTTCTAGTGCCGAAGATATGGACTTTCCTCTGTTGACTATTTTAAAGAGTTTTTGTCCGATCACCGCGCCCATTTCTGATTTAACATTTTGCTTAACAAACAAATGGTGAGCAACGTCTTGGTCGTCTTGACTTCTTATTGGAGGTACGGTGTAGTTATTCCAGATAAAGTTTTCTGCAAACTTTAAAGAAAATACTTCGTCTGCTCCTTGAGTGCTAGAGAAAGGAGTTAGGCCTTCCATGTTCCCTTTGTAGTTAGGTAAGATTGAGTTTGTCAATCTAGCGTAAGCTTCTCCTGGTATTCTATCCAAGAAAGAAAATGGAGAATTTATTGTCCCAGACTGCAATATGGCTGCCTGAAGGACCTTGTAAGCAATATTCGTGTTGTTTATTGCGTCATACTCAATTAATGCGTTGTAAGCATCTACAAGTATAGCGTCATCCCACATATTCATTGCTTTGAATTGAGGCTCAACATAATCGTTTTGACCGGTGTTTTTAGGGTCTTCTTCTATGTAAGGAATTAAGAAGTCTAAAAGCTCATTTTTGTTTAGTGGATGAGACTCATCGTTTTGAATTTTAGATACAAGCTTTGCAAACGTTTTTGAACCATACATTGAAGCGTGGGCCGTGTCTTTTAAAGCCACTCCATCATCGTTATTAATGTTTTGCAGAATAGTTGTAATGTAGTACTGCTCTAGTCTCTCTAAGACTCTAATTTTCTCATCCATAGACATTTTAAAGTTCTTAGGGTGAGTCAGAGAGAAAACAAATTCAGAGTATACTTGACGGAAATTATCGACAAGTCTTTGATCATTTAAGAACTTATTGTAATCCTGTTTGAAAGATTCTTCTTGATCTTTCTCTGTGAAAAACATGTTCTTAAATATGTCATCGGCCATGTTGGTAAAGTCTTTCATTGCAGACATGTATGACACTCCTTTTTCAAGAATTTTTTCAACGCCAGGGAAGACATTTCTTCCAATAACGTTTTCGTATTGAGAACGAACTAGTCTAGCGTGCGCTCTACTTTTAATCAATTTAGTGTCAACTGATTGAGCCGTAATTACAGACGTTATGTCTTCTCCAACTTGAATGTAAGCTAGAAAGCTGTCAAGTATTTGAGACTGAAGCGTTCTTTGAGTGTCATCCAAATCTTCAATTGGAGTCTCAATCATCGCAGTCATAATTTCATCAGTAAGATATTGCTCTTCAGCACTTATTTTGCTTTCTGAAGAAGGAGCAAAAGTTTTAAGCGTTTCATTGTATACATCAACGTCTGTTTGATTTTGTTCTCCGTTTTTGCCTTTGATAGACGTCCTGGCTACAGAAGTTCTAGAATCTCTTTTTTTTATAAACTCGCGGATAATTGGTTGATTAAAGAACAGCGCAGTTGTTTCAAGTGGAACTCCATTTCTCAATAAAGAGAAGTATGCTGGAGCCGTTCCTGGAGTAATGTTTAGAATGTGCAAGTAAGGGTTTGCCACAACATCTACCGCTAAGTTCAAGAACTCAGATAGTATTTCAGTGATCTTAACTCCGTTGACGTTCTCGATCTCTCCCATGGTAGAAAAAGGATTTGCTATTTCTCCCATTTCGTTAAATTCAACATGAAATTTATTCATCTCTGCTTCTACCCCCTGAGGATTAAACCATAGAATAGGACGGATTTTATTTCCATCAGGAAGTTCGTAAACAGTTTCCATGTTTAGGCTAGTTCCAGCAAGTTGTGATTGAACGTGATGCTTAGCCGTAACAGCTGCAATACCAAGCACTTTATCCGCTTGAGTGTAAGCTCTACCAACTTCAGCCATGTAGGGAATTGTTGTTTCCTTGTGCATGTTTACAACGTTTCCTAACTGAACAATATCAAACCCAGACTTTTCAAACATCAGCAATAGACTGTCCTTCATGTTTTCCACGTTAGGAATAGCTACTGGATTCAGGTGCTCTTCTCTCCTTCCTTTATCAGAAAGAAGCTTAATTGAAGTCTCGATTACTCCGTTCTCTAGGGCTTTGATGCTTTGAACATCAAAGACTCCTTTGTCAGGGTTTTCGTTTCTCCACGTTTCGAAAGGCTTAGGGTAAAGCATCTCTTTTTCTTCAGTCATAAACTCAGGAACAGCCTTTCTAATCTCGTCCATCTGAGCTATTAACTCGTCTATTTCTTCTTGATCAGCGTTTTCCGGTACTTCTTCAGGAGTATACTCTTCGTTTGCTATACCTGGAAAACTGTTTAAAAACAGCACTGCCATTCTATCAGCTTCAATTGGCATGTCTTGAAGCCTATTCAATTTGGCTCTCAATCCTTTGAAATCAATGTAGTGATGCATGAACTTTCTTACAGTTCTGTCAACATTTGACTTGTACCAGTCCTCGATATTAGTGTAAAACTGCTCTTTTTGAGGAGCACCGTTCTTCATGTAATAGTTCAAGAACATTGTCGTCATCTTATCAATGTCGAAGTCACTACCAGACTTGAACACAACGCCAGGCGGGATTACAATTTTGGTCCCTGCATGCTTAGGTAAGAAAGCTTTGATCCTTAGGATTTCAATTGAGTGAATACCATCTGTTGGAATACGAATTCCAATAGCGTCAAGCAATTCACTAGAGTTAGGAACTGGAACGCCGTTGATAGTGATTTCTCCATCTTTAATTTGCACGTCAGTACCCGGAGCAATAAGCTCTTTGTACATGTGTGGCATCATGGTTTCAACTACGTAGTTCCCGTCTTCTTCGTACACTTTTAGTTCTTCACTGTAAAGTATACCGTTTTCATTTTCGCTTACTTCAAATCCTAAACTTGAGATTTGAGTAAGGTTTTCTCCAAAGACTTTAGGCTTTACTACGCTTTTACTGAATGCGCTGTAATGCATCGCTTCAATACGGTATCTGTCAACGAAGTTTTCTAGTACAAACTCGCCTCCTTTATCAGAAAGATATTTTACAGTGTCCATTAAAGCCGCTCCAATACCTACTCGCAAGCCTTCTGCTTCAAGGTCTTTTAGGATTTTCCCATAAGACGCTTCAGTAAAGACAAACTTTGTATTCCCTTTATCATCAAATTCTTCGTTGATTCCGTACTTGACAAGAGCTTTTTGAAGGTATTTTCCAGTTAAAGTTTCAATAACAGAATTATACGTGTCTACCGTTTCTTTGTACCCTGGCCTAGCAACTCCGTTTCTGTGAGTGTTAGCTAAAACTTGAGTCTTGTACTGAACAGCTGTTGAGACGGTGTTCTTAGGGTCTCCGGCCACAGGCATTTGTCTTCCCATAAAGTTCATGTCAAAGTTGACTATGCTGCCTTCAGGTGCTACTGCGTTTAGCCCGCCTTTACTGAAGTCCATGGTTTTTAAACCATTTTTGTCAGTACTCATAAATTGAGTTCTGGCAGTGGGTGCTCCAAGCTTCATGCCTGAAGGAAGAACCAATGAAGAAACTTTTTGATCGTCCATAAACTTGACCATCTTAAGAATGTTTGGGTACTTTTTACCCCCGACATGTCCAAGCTGATTGTATATCGGTATCATAGACATCTTAAGTGCACCTAAGCCTTGGAAGATCTCATCCTTACCGACCTCAATTGTTGTGGGGCCAAAGAACAAGTACTTACCAGATTGGAACGTAGCCCCTTTATTGTAGTCAAAATTCCCAGTTCCTTCTTTGTCTTCAATAAGCTTCCAGTACAGCTCTTCTTTTTTGATTCCCCAATCATCTGTAAGAATGCTAAAGAACCTGTAAGTCGGAAGCGAAACGTAATAAGAACCATCGGCGTACTCGACTCCTTTGTCTGCTAAATTTTTAAGTTGTTTCTTAGAAAGAGATTGTCTGTAAACTTGCATTAACGATTCTCCTAGCTGAGCTATTGGCTCTTCAAGCACAGCTCCAGAGAATGTTCCTTCCTCAATATTAATGTGAAGATTTTCGTTTAAGAACTTAGTACCGTCTTGAGTTTTTGTTCCTTGAGAAAAATACTTCATCATTCTGTCGGATGTATCAAGAGGTGTTTTTGTACTCGATGCCATAGCCATTCTCTTGAACAAATCAGAGAAGAACGCTGGATCTCGGAAGTACATTTTAAACATTTCGTGCTTACCCATTAATTGACGAACAACAACCTTTGTCAAGAGCTTCTTGATTTCAGCATCGTTGTGCATGGTTGTGTCTTTTTCAGTTCCAAAATGGTGAGGAGAAATACCTTGTACACGTCTACTTCCAGCCCCTACATTTTCAGTAATAAGCTTGTTTTTAGTCAAGTAATCGTCCATTTCCTGAACGTCTCTTTCAATTCCTGCAGTAAATGCTGCGTCTAGTTCAGCAGTTAACCCTGATATTGACTCTATCAGTGAAGGGCTAATTCCGTCTTTGGCGATCTCTTCTCTGACCTTACCTTGGAATTCGCTATTGAACATAAGTTCTGCGATGTCTTTTAGTATCCCAGCTTTTTCATCAACGTCTTCGCTTAGCAATCCGGCAAGTAATCTTAGGCTTTGAATTTTGTCTTTGTATTTAGACACTTCTTTTCCATTGACTCCATTGACCGCGGATTCTGCAACTTCATCGTATAGGTAATCTCGAAGAATAGGAAGCATTTCATTGACGGTATCAACGTACTTCATTGGTAGTTTAACACCGTACTCAGTTTTCTTGTTTCCCATACGTATAGGGATAGAGATTCCTCTTAAGTATGCGTCAATGTGCGAAGTCATAATATCAGCTTCGTTCATATCCACAAACATCTTTCCTCTTGAATCTCCTGTGTCAGATCCAAGTCCGGCCATAGAGACAACTTTAAAATCAAGCTCTCCTTCTTTCCATCCTTGTACCGCTCTACTGTGAGTGATGTACGGGCTAGTCTTAGGGTTGTAATATTTTGCAAGCGCTACATATCCAAGTCCAGGTATTGTAGACAAGTGATTAGGTTGAACCACACTATAACTCTGCTTGTTCTTAGCGTTTAAGTATCCGTGCTCAATTGCAGCGTCAGTTGACATTTCCAGTTTAATCATGTTATTCACACGAGTAACTGCGTTTGTGTTCTCTTTATTGAAGAGCGTTGCTAACGGGTTTTCTGCTTGCGCTATATCTGCAAAAATGGTTGTTGCGTCTTCAAAAAACTGAGCTTCTAATTCTTCGTCTTCTTGAAGCATAGAAGTCAATTTGGCTTCATCGCTAAATTCAATACCGATTAGCTTTAGGTAGCCAATTGTGTCTGGTATGTTTCTGAACTTTTCAATTTGTCTGGAGAGAAATTTAAGCTTGATTGTAGCTGTTTCGCCTTTCTCTCCCGGTACTTGACTTCTCTTCATATACGTGAAGTCTTTCTCAACGTCAAATACAATTTGGCCTTTGTCGTTATTATTCACATACCCGTACCTTCTTTTTCCAGCGTTAGCTTTTAATATAGACCCCCATTTGATTTGGATCTTTTTCATCCTAGAGATTTCTGCAGGGTCTAACAAGTAAACCGTTCCATCTTCAGCGATTTTTTGAAGAGCTATGTCAAGATTAGCCTTGGCAAATGTGCTTCTAAAAGCAGTCATTCTTTCTAGGTTTTCGAAACGCTCTTTTTCTGGATTCAAATCAACCATATCAATCACGGTTTGGACCCATTCATTTCCTTTTATCCCCTTGATAGACTCAAGTTGATCAAGTTGTGCGTCAATAGTCATCTTACCGGCAAGCTCGTTGTACAGAGTAATCAAAAGCTTTGGCATGTTGTAAACGTCAGGCAAGCCTATAGACGTGTTTTCTTTGCTCTGGATGGTGGATAGCATCATTCTCACTAATAAAGGAGACTCAGTCACCGCAGACTCCTCCAGGGCGTCTCTTTCGTCAACAAAATCACGCTGAAACTTCTCAGTTTCCATTTCGTTTTCGTAATAGTTGTCTTCTAACGATTCAGCTTGATTAGTAAGAAACAAGCTTTGAAGCTTATCCATAGTACCAAGCACTGTCTTTGGATTGTTCTTGATGTAGTCATAAGCTTCAGTTACTCTTTCAAGTTCTTCTGCGTTTTCTCCAGACTTCGTTAAATCATCTTTTCTAAGAGCCAGGTCACGATACATGTCTCTTATAACAGTTTTGTAGAAAGCCCTAACTATAGTAGTTCTTGCTTCGCTTCCTTTTTTGTTATAAATGACAGAGTGAGTAACTGGAGCTTGAGGTTTTCCGCCGTATTTCCACGGCTTGTACATTCTTTTTCCAATGTAAGCAGACATAGATCTTACCATTCCTCTGGTAAATTTGTTATCTTTTTCCGGGATCTTAGTAAGCATGTCATAAGGACCTGCAGGCTTATTTCTAGCGTCAAGTTTTACATACTTTCCTTGAGCTAAATTTTCGAATATGTCAGAAATAGACTCAGACTCTATATTAACTCCAAAACTGTTATCTAGATTAAGTAACCTCCTCATCATGTTTTTGATGAAGTCAATAATCTTATTGAAGAAAGTCTTCTCTTCTGGAGAAGCTTCTGTCATGTACTCATCAGTGTTTCCGTAAATCATTTTATGACGGAACCCTTCTGCTAACCACTCTTCAGCTTCTAGATCTGTAAGCTCAGAAAACAACTTATCCTTACCTAAGTAGGTAGTCGTCTTTCCTTTCATTTTTTTCACTTTACCGTAGATTCTCTTTCTGTCTTTGATAGAGATTCCGTAAATAGAAAAATCATGATAAGCTTCGTGAAATACGGTTCCTCCAGGGGCCAATGAGCTTAGAAGGACCTTTCCTTGCTCAACTAACCTGCCAATAGATTCTCCATCTTTACTCTTCATTGTTCCTTGAACCATTTTGACATCTAGCTTACGCATCTTAAGCGCTTGCGCAATCTGTTCTAGAACTTCGTCTTCAGTAGCAGAAACTTCTTCATTTTGAAGCAAGTCTAAAGAAGGCAAATCACCGTCGTCTTCTTCTTCGTTGAAAACATTGTCTTCTCTTTCCTTTTCTTTTTGCTCTAATTCAGCTAAGCGAGCTTCGTCTACTTTTCTTTTTGCTTCAATTGCTCTAAGAGCAGCCATTTGCTCTATCGTAATTGAAACATGATTAGCTTCAGACCACGCTTCAATTTCCTCATCGGTTAAGTCAGCGTCTTCTACCATGGAGTCCATAGTGGTGCCTGTCTCAGCGTCTGGGGCGATATCAACGAATTCAACGCTTTCGTTTATCTCTTCCTGAATTTTAATTTCTTGAGCAGCTTCATTTGCCTCATCGTTTACTTCTTCGCTTGCTTTTGCTTCTTCAGCAACTGCGTCATAAGAATCAAATTCCGACTCGCTTTCAGAGTATCCACTTCCAGGAATATCCTCTCCTGGTTCATCTTGCTTTAAGAATCTAAATGGAGTGTTTGAAAGCCCATCTAAATCAACTCTAGTGTAAGCACCGTAAACTCTTGGGCGATCATAGTTTTCAAAGTCTTTTCCAAGAATTGTTCCTTTTATGCTTCTTGCTGCAGTTCTTAATGGAGCGTAAGAACCGTTTTTATCAGTCTTTTTTTGAAGAAGATATTCGTTGTACCCTGAATAACTTTTAAAGCCTTTAACGGTTAAGTCATCGTTTAAATCTATAAGAGCCCAACCTTTTTTCAGTGACGTGTATTTGCTGTTTTTGTATGCAGTAGTTCCAATCAATGTTGATGAATTAACGTTATGATACTTGTTCAATAAGAACGAGTTAAACGCTTCCATTTTCTCTTCGTTATCAAAGTCTTCTAGATTAAGCTCTGTGCTGTCTAATCCGTAAACAACCCCAAAACCACCTTTAACCAATTGATATTTAAGAGTAAACTTACTTCCTTCTAAACCGTGAGTGTAAACAAGGTCTTGAATTTGCTCGTTAATTTTTGGAGGGTTGTTTAGCCCTTTTGCTTCAAGCAACGTAGAGGCAGCAAGAGAAACAGCCTCTCCTTTAGCCGATCCGGCCGCTATATGCCCAGCGTACTCTGTAAGCATTTTCTTGTAAAGAAGAGTAACCTTAGTTGCTAGATCTTGATTTAAGAATGCTTTCCTCATTGGAATAGCAACTTGACGCACGTGATCATAAGCCCCTACTTGTCCAGGTCTTAACGTAAGTTCATGTTTCCCCCAGACAAGTGTTTGCACAGAAGCAACGTTCTTTCCCTTAAGTGGGTTAGCCGTTTTAATTGAAACGTTAGGAAGTCCTTTTGACCCCATTACAGCGTCTTCAGCAAAGCTTAGTCCTTGCTCTTCAATTTCTTGTAGAGACATAAGGTTGATTGTTCCTTGGGCTTTTCCGTTTACCTCAGACATCTGCAAATCAGTGTTCTTAAGGATCTCGTCCCTGAAGGCTCTCATCTTGTTCTCTTCCCTTTTAATCTCAACTGGAGACATAGGAATATCACTACTATTAGAGTACCTAGCAACTCCTTGCTCGTTTAAGTAGAACGGTTCGACTAAGCTAGTAAACACATACCTATTGTTTTTATCCTTTACGAACGTCAAGGTTGTTTTCCCATTCTTCTTTCCAATCTTGGCCAAGACACCTTTAATGTCTCTGTGGTCCGATGGAATATCTTTAAGGGGAGTAGTTCTGTTGTATTTTAAATCTTTCTTTTTGGCTGTTTCTTCAGTGTAAATCTGATTAAAGAACATGTCCTTCATCTCATTCTTCAACACCTTTGGAACGTTCCCTTGATGAACGTACACCATAACGGTTTTTTCACCTCTAAACCTGTTTTTATGCACGACCTGAGTTCCTTCTGAGTTCAAGTAATTGAACCAAACAAGTCTACTCTTGTGGTAAGCCAGCTCTCTATTTTGCTCGTCATTTCTGTCCTTCACTTCTGAAAGAGACTTGTAAATCTGCATCGATCCTCCAACTGTTCCTCCTTCGTCTAATGCGTACGTTACGTGAGAACCACCGGTCTTGTTAAGGCCTTTGTTTACGTCAGGCTTAATCAGGTTTCTTTGTTCCGTAGTCAACTTAACTGGGTTGTCTATGTCTTCTTCTAAGGAGTCTGTATCTACGAAGTCACCTACTCTTGTTGGGACAAAATTCTTAATCCTGTCAAGGGTAGTCATGAAGAGTAATCTCACTCTTGAGCGCTCAGCATTATCTCTTTTTATCTCTTGTTCTTGAAGCTTTGCCTGCAGCTCTTTGAGCGCAGTTTCCATTCCCAAAATAGTTTGAGTTCCGTCAGTGTCTCCATCAACAAATTTCCACCTTCCTTTTCGGTCGATTACGTTTACATCAGGAAAGTCTTCTAAGAATCGCTTTAGAGTAGCAATCATTTCTTCAACAATAGATATTCTCTCTTCTAAGCCTTCGTTTTCAATGAAGTCAGAAACGTTTTTGACTTCCACACTTAAGTCAACCATTAATTTTTGAAAAGCCTCTTCTTCAGAGATACCCTCTTGTTTAGCTTTCTCAATAACCATGGTCCTAACATCAGTAAAATCGTCCTCCACGATCTCTTCTCCTGCAGCAAGGATTCCCTCCATTACGGCCAACTCAGTCTTAAGAAACTGTTCAGTCAGGGCGGCTTGTTTTTTTAAGTCAAATACTTTTTTCTTTACAACTGCAATCTCAGTTTCCAAGTAATTGAATTGCTTCATAAGCTCTTCTCTGGTAATGAATTTCTTCTTACCGTTGACTCCGTCTACTAGGAATTTATTTTGATTTAGGTTTTTCTTAGCCCTTTCAACAAGAGGCTTCATTCCTGTAATCAATTCTTTAATCCAGTCTACTTCAGCTTCAAACTCTTCAATATGTTCTTCTGCTTCTTTTTGATTCTCAGTGAGATCGTACTTGTACTTTTTGATCTGATTTTTAAGCTCTATCCATTTAGAAGCTTTTTTCTCTTGTTTCTCCTTCCCTTCATTAGTTTGAGCTTCTAAAGCGTCATCTTCAGCTTTAATTTCGCCTTGTATCTTAACTAAGCCAGCTATGTATGTTTTCAGATATTCTGGGTTCTGTAAAGAATTAAACAAGCGAGACGCATCGTGCATAGAAGCGCTAACTCTTCTGATGTCCATTAATAATTTAACGGCGTCATCCATGTTTACAGCAGCATCATCTGGGCTTCTGTCCACCCAATCCTGAAGAAGGTCTTTGTCGTACTCCGCCCCGTTTTCTGGAAATATCCCTAGAATAGAAGTGTCTTTATCATTTACTTCTTCCATCTTGGCGATGAAAGCTTTGTGATCACTAATCTTCTTCTCTACTTCTTGCTTGCTTTCATTGTAAGCAAATGGGTCTCTTTCAATTTGAGCTAAGTATTCTTTTGCGTCCTCCAAGTTCTTAGCTACACTATTGTAAGGGCTTTGCTCTGTCAGGTTAATAGTTATTTTTTCACCTTCTTTATCAGTAAAAGTTAAGCTATTATATGTGTCAGAAAGATCGTTTACTTTGGCCCCCATGATCTTACCAAGGTCAGCAGTCATTTCATCAAGACGTTTCTCAGAGATGTCTACTGTTGCAGCGTGTCTGATTAGCTGAGTTCGCATCCAGCCTTTGTAATCTCCGTTTGATTCTGAAGGTGGATTTCTGCTAAGCTTTTCGTTTTCAGTCATAGGAAGCAACCTATCAACTTTGCTTTTAGCTTTTAGAATTCTTTGAATTGTTTCTCCTGTTCTTTTTTGAACTTCAGCTACACGCTCTTTAACTTGAGCTTCAGTCATGTCCTTGTCGTACCTGAACCATTTCTTGAACTCTTCTGTTGAAGCGTTGTCAATTGTTTTTTGAAGGTCTTCAAGGCTTCCTAAAGCTTCCATGTCAGAACGTAAAAGAACGTCTGCTATCAATACGTCTGTTTCTAGGTCTTTAGCTAGTTTGATATCTTTTTCCTCGTAAGCTTTTGATATGGCAGGACCGGCCGCAGACATCAAAGACATCATATAGGCCCTTTGGTCCATGTTTTTCAAGTCAGGATTTTTCTCTTTAATCTTTTCCCAATCAGCCATTCTTTTGGAAAGCTTCTTCTTTTGATCTAAAAACTTGATTCGGTCTTCTTCGTTATTGATATCACGACTCATTGCGAACCCGGTTGCTCCAGGTAAACCTAGCGCAGCTGCAAGCGAACCAATTAAGACTTCTTTCATCCCCTCAGTGGTTCCGTAAGTGTCTCTCATGGCGTCTTCCATGGCGTCAATATTGTTCTGGATGTACCCAATAGAACCTTCTTTCCCAATGACAGACATTTCTGCAAAGTTCTGAGCCATTCTCTGCATAGAACCCTGGCCACCTTCTTCTACCAAACCTTCCCAAGCTGCTCTACCTGCCCAAGATGCGGTTCCCATTCCAATTGCACGTGCACCTTTAGATACGCCCATAGAGCCCAACTTGGCGCTGATTTTGTCTCCGATCGGACGAGACATTCGCTGCAGCATCTTAGGTGAGTAAAGATGTCCAAGCGTAATCATATTGCCCAATCCAACAAGAGCTAGGTTTCCAGCAAATACAGAATTTGAAAGTCCAGTAGCCTCGTTATCTAGATTGGTTCTCTCTTCTGGGGTAAGAAGTTCAAGCTTTTGTTCTCTGGATAGGTTTTCTCCTCGTCTTAATTCTTCCTCATTAATCTTGTCTTCGTAATGCGCAGATAAAAACGCGTCTACTGTTGAGTCATAGCTTTGACGGGCTTCAACTGAAGCTTCATATCCAGCACCAGTCCAAACTTGTCTTCCTACAGTTCCAGTCTCAGCAAGCAAAGACTTGGTCTTTGAACTCATTGCTGCTACTTCTGAAAGTCTGCTGGCCATTCTACCGGCTCTATTTAAAGCGCCTGCAGTACTGTTTGCTTTTGAAAACATCCTAGAAGCAAGAGCTGCATTTCTTACACTTGCAGCAGCTGTACCAAGTCCTCCAGTAAGAGCTGTAGCAGCCATTTCTGTAAGCACGGCAGAAGTGATAAAGCTTAACCCGTTTGCAAAATCGTTTGCCCAAAAGTTAAGAGTGCCCATTTGGCCCATAAGTCCTTTTTCTCTTTCTGCATTACTGTAATACATAGGAAAAGTCTTCTTTGTAGCGTCTTCAAAACTATCAAGAACATTAAAAACTGCGTTGTCGTATAAGTACCTGACTGAGTTTTCACCGTCACCACCAATTTCATTGTAAATACCCTGCATGGCTCCGGCCGTCAATCCAACCAATCCTCCTGCAGTGTGGCCAACAACACTTGTAACGAAATTCACTGACCCGTTTGCAATTTTATCTAAGCTGCTTTGTTTCCCGCCTCTAGAATTCCCTAGATCTTGAAGATCAAGGTAGTTTGTAATGTTTTTGTCAGTCTTTGAACTACCAAAATCCAAACTGTAATCTATTGTTTCAGCTTCAGGTCTATAACTCTTTAATTCGGCCGCTTCCATTTCGCCAAAAATCCCAGCCCCTAGGCTAAGATTATCTTGGTTTTTAGTAGGAGAATCAAGTGACCCAGAATCTAACGCTGTGATTAGATCGTTTTCGTCAAGAAGGTTTTTGTTATCTCTCACGGGGTCTTGTTTGATTCTTAAATGCGTTTGCCATTACGTTATTGTCTGTCTGTAATGTATTCATGTAGATTTCCGAAAGATCGTCATAAACTGTCCAAGCAGACTCTTTATGCAATAATTCTCCTTTTTGATAGTAATTCAATATAGGTTGAAACTCTCCTCTTATGATTTCATTTTGAAGAACAATCTTGACTTCTTTACCAGGCTCAAACATATATCTTTCTTGTGAAGAAAGACTTGACAAGAATCTAGATTTCTCTGGCATTGTTGAACCAAGCGTTTGAGGGGTCATTTTTTTAGAGTTGAAATTGTCTTGAATGACCTTCATGACTTTGGCTCCCTGATAATCACTGTAATTCTCAAAAGGTTGAGCGTCAAACTCTATTTCCTGCCCACTTGAAAATATAGTTCTGAAGTGAATACTACCAGTTTTAGTTCCTGTAACGTTGTAGTTTATAAAGGTCTGAGGCACACCTTCTGTTCTTATGTTATTTGCTACGTTAGCCATTCCCATTCCAATTTCTTTATGGGCTAGTTTGTTGTTGTCAAGATTTGCAAATCCAAGATCATCGTCTTGGTCTTCAATCCATTCTGAGAACTTTATGTCTTCTCCTTTAGAACCTAGAATATTAAAGTTTTCAAATGAAGGAATTGCGTTACTTAAAACCATGGCAATTTTAGGCATTGAACCAGGTTCAAACTGAGCTCTTTTTACCATGGTTACTTGCGTCATGATCCCGTGAACTGCCTTTACAAACTCTTTGTCGTTCATTGGAACTTCAGCCCCGTTTACCACTTTAGTAAAATTCTTTCTATTCTCTGGCTTGTTGTATTCAGATTTCTCCATGATCCAAGGAATCATATAATCACTGTTTGCTGACAGCTTGTCCTTTGTTCCTAAGTCTAGATTAGACAAATCGTAATCAATTTCTTTTAGAATCAAGTCGTACTTTTTAGCGCCTGCTGAAGAAGATTCGCTTTTCACTTCTTTTCCAGTTAGAAGTTCCTTACCGGTGACTTCTGATAAATGTGATTGGTAACTTCCATCTGCATTAAAGTGCTTTTGACCAGTGTATCTGTCAATAGACTCAGAAAGATCAGGATACGCAAACTTAAAAGTACTTGCTCTATCGTTGTTTAATTCTCCGCTTTTAGTGTAAAGAATATCGTTTTCTGGATTCTCTTCCACTCCATTCATAGCTTTTTCTACGAATGGATTTACCTCCATATTGTAATTGTAATGTTGTTGCGGAGCCGCAGCGTCTTTCAAATAACCAAGCAGCTTTGCTTCTGCTTGCATTTCGTCGTGCAAGTTTCCGTCTTTGTTTTGACTAAGCTCCATCAGCACTCTCATTTGCTGATCTCCTTCCGTTGTTGCTTTGAACATAGGAAGCAACGCTTTAGCAATACGTTCAATTTTATCATTACTAACGCCACTACCTTTTTCTAAATAAAGCTTTATGTCGCCAGGCAACACTCCTGCCGCATCAGAAAGTTGTTTAATTCTGTAATCGTCACTTTGGATTCCTTGAATTAATTGTCTTGCTTTTCCAGCAAAATCAAGTTGCTTTTCAAACTTAGTGTTGTAAACTCCGTCTCTTTCTGTTACGTGTGTTTTGGCTTTAGAATCAAACATCAAATTACCATCAGCGTCACGCATGTCTTGACCGGCAGCGTCTTTCATTACAACCTGGTCAAAGTCGTGATATATCAATCCTTGAGCCAGAGCTTCAGATTTCATCTTTTCTCCGGCCATGAAGTTTTCCCTAGACTCAATAGAGTTGACAAGCAAATGGTCACTCATTAATCCAGTCATTGAATCGTCAACAAGCATTTTGCTATTCTCAAAAGCACCTGACTCAACGAACCCGTTAAGTTGGTCTTTAATAATGTTTGTGCGATTGTTTAGGGTGTAGCTGTCTCCTTCAAGTGTTTGAATAGAACCTAGCGCTCTGTTAAGAACGTTATAATCCTCAACCCCTTGATCGTATCTCCCTCTTTGAACTTTGGCTCTGTCAACTACTCCCATGTCTTGACTAAAACTCATTCTTGGAGAAGAAACATAAGACCCAGTGTTACCTCCTAACTGATATTTTTTAAGCTTCTCCATTGTAATTTGCTTTTGCCATGTCGTCTCTCAACCACTCTTGGTATTGTTTCTGAGTTCCGTTTGGATGTAAACTGTCAAATATTTTTCTAGCCTTTTTGTAGTTGTAACCATCGACTCTATCGGTTAGCCCCTGACCTCTAATTTCATCAGCAAGGCCTTCTTGACCTATAGTTTGACCAATGGCCATACCGATGTCAGAAATCTTTCCTGATGTATCAGCAATCTGAGCATTTCTAGTAGAGACTTTATTTTGCTCTAGAGCTATAACCTTGTTGTCATATTCGTTTTGCATTCTTCTGTCAAACTCAGCGCTTTCCTGTCTCATTTTTTGGTTTGCCATTTCTTCTCTAGTTGACTGACCAAGGTTTATTTCATCAACTCTGCCTTTTTCTTGAGCCACTGTTTCAGCAAGAACTCTTTGAGTATTATTTAGGTTGGCGTTCATTCCAACACCTGCTCCCGATCTTAATTGAGCGTCAACAGTTCTAGCAGCCAAAGCTCTTTCTGAAGTAAAGTCTGTTTTAGCTCTTTCAAGTCTTACTTTATTAGAACTAGGCATTCTTCTATATCCAGGGATATCGTAGTCGGGGGCTTTTTGCATTGCTCCCCCTACAACTGCGCTAATCCCAGCCAATGTTGCAGGAAAATATTTTCCGTAACGGTTTAGGGCTGCCCCAGCTTTACTTCTTTGACCAAGTGAATTACCGCCTCCTTCTCCGCCTAACTCTGGAGGAAGAGTTGTTATTTCATTGTCAAATCCAGGCATTCCGTCAAGAGGACTAGGCCCGTATTCCGGTTGTTCAGTTGTGTACCTAGGATATCTAGGCGGGTCTGTTGGTACAGGAGCCCCATATTTGGCTGCTGGCGCTGGCGCTTTTGCTGCTGCTTTTGGTGCGGCCGCTTGTGGTGTAGCTGCTACAGCCTTGCTTCCTTGGGGATATTTAAGAGCTATTAACCTGTTTGTTTCAGCTTCTTTTCTTTTTTCATGAGGAATTGCTTGAAGATCTTCTAAAGTTGTACTAGCAAGCCAATCATTGTATCCTTTCACTTCATCTTTGTAATCTTGATTGTAAAGCATAGACCCGTCTGAAGGAGCGCTTAAAGCTCTGTTTACTGGCTTGTATTTTGGAGTACCAAGATTGCTTTGACTTGTCCATCTTGGCTTTTCCATTGCGTCATAAAACTCTTGGATAGGAGGATTTGAAAGAAAGTTGTAAGCGGCTCCATAAGGATCTCGAGCATTTGGCGATCCTGTAAGTCTGTCACTTGGAAAGCCACCTGATTGAGCGTAATTCTGTCCTTCAGCATTTACTTCACTTCCGCCTTCAGCTTCGGCATCAGCAAGTTGCATGTTTCTAATTTCTTCAATTGCTTTGTTTTTTTCAACATCAGAAAACTTATCGCTTTCTTTTATTGACTTGTACCAATCAGCGTAACTCTTTCCGTTGTGTTTTAGGTGATCAGACCAAACAAAATCTCCTTGAGCAAGATGTTCATCGACACCGCCTTGTTCGTGAGAAGGAAGGCTTTTAGACAGATACTTGTCTCTTCCTCCATTTCTTTCGATTATTTCTCCACCTTCTAGTTCAGAGTTTTTAGCGTTATTGGATTGAGTTCCTAGCTTGTATTTAGGAATATTATATCCGCCATTTTTCCCTATTGGGTAACCGTAATTTTGACCGTATTGGCCAGTGCCAAAATTTTGCTGATCTATACGATACTTTTTCTGTGCATCTCTTTGTCTGTCTTCCATTCTGGAAGCATACATTTCGTTAAGATCTTTTTCTTCCTCATTCCACATAGCAGTACCAACGGCTCCACCGCCTGCTACAACACCACCTGCAATTGCTGGAATAAACGCAAATGGACCAGCTAAAGCAGAAAGACTACTTATGGTTGCTCCGGTAGTTGTTGCTATTGAAGAAGCTTTTTTACCTCTTTGAATCTTTTCAAACTGAGCGCTTTCAGCGTCACTGTATTGCTTTGGAGCGTCCATGTCCATTCCGAATGCTGCCATTCCTCCAGTTACTGCAGTAGTTACGCCTCCAATTGCTCCTGAAGCTACAGCTTCTCCGCTTACTCCTCCTGAGTTTGTTTTTGGAGCATATCCTCCTCCTCCAGATCCAGACTTAGCTTGATCAAATCCAGAAAAGTTTTGATTTTGATAAGCTTGGTATCCCGGAGTGTTGTACCCAACATTTGGATTGTACCCTCCACCTCCCTGGTATTTTTTGAACTTACTTCTTGTACTTGTTAATGCTGTTCTCATCTTTCTTGGGGTCTGAAATTGGTGAAGGAATTATACAAATTTATTAATTTGTTGTCAGAGTTGTTTGATATCAATCTCACAGCTAAGAACAAGTCAGTAAACTTTCCTTGTTTGTACCAAACTTTAGTTGGGTCAATATAGTTCGGGTTTAGGTCTTCGTTCATGCCTTCAATATTGAACATATCAATGTTTGCTGTCGTAGGAACTTCGTTTGTAATTCCCCCTGACAAGTTGACATTCGGGATATTGTAGTTGCCTCCAGCATGCGGCCCAACGTAATAAGGCGATACATTTGCAATTTCAGAAGACATGTCCCTAAATTGATTAATCTTCCATCTACCTTCTGTTTTTCTAACGTTGATCATGTACTCAATCAAAGTGTCTCCTGAATTTGCGTCTGAGTTGTATATGATAAAATTGTTGAACCCTGCGTGCAGATCTTTCCTGGTAAACTTTCCGTTTACATTATCATAAACGTCAACTAAATACTCAAGAGAACTATAAAGCTTGTTTACTCCTGCAGGTTGGTTGTGCACCATTTCCACTTCAAAATTGTAACGCTCGCCATAAAATACACCCATGGCCTCATCGTTATTATGTCTGTGGATGTATTCGTTTCCTTGATTAAAACTATGAATGTCAATTCCAGAATGAGTGTAAAGCAAAGGAGTGTAATCGTGAAAGCTTTCCCAAACTCCAACTCCTTGTTCAGACCTATTTGTTACAAAAGACACAGTCCAATCCGCTCTTTTAAAATACTCGTTTTCTTTTATTGGAAATGCTTTCCAACCAAAATTAGGAGCGTCTCTTAATATCTCAAAGTTTCCATTGGCCGCTCTAATGCTTCCAATAGTTGTTGTGTAAGATTCTACAAAATTGTCAAGGAATAGTTGAGTTGGTTTAAGGTCTTTCTTGGTCATGATAACCCTTTGGTATCTCTCATCCCATATAGCGTGGACTCCCATGCCGTTTACTGGCTGATCGATGTTTCCATCAAACCCGTATTCTTGAAGATAAAAAGGAAGGTTCAGTCTGAACCATTGTTCCATACCATATCTCTTGCCGGTTAAATCTTCAGCTCCTTTTCCTACTAAGAAAACTCTAGCGTTTCTGTTATCCACACAGAAATATCCGTGCGGAGTTACTGTGCCTGCCCATTGAGATCTGGTGCCTAAATATCCGGCGTCAGTGTGAACAATTTCGTCTGGAGTTTGAGCAAAGATATCTCCTTGGCCAATGTAAGCGTCTCCTTCATCACTGGTCTTCATTTTCTGCTTACCCTTGGTTTTATACAAGCTGTTCTCCATGTGGAAAAGCAACATGTTGTCTAAGGATATCATCTTCCATAGTTCTCCTCTTTGATTGTTGATGATTGCAATCTCATCATATTGAAACAATCTAAAATTGTCAATCACTGAGTTTGCTGAAGTTTGCGCAGATCTAATAACCGTAGTTGGAAAAGACACTGGCTGAATCAATCTTAAAGGAAGAGGGAGTATCTTCTTAATATCGTTTAGCCTTGAGTAGTCTTCGTTGTACTTAATGTTTCCAGTTTCTAAATCTGGATTGTAAGTAAGGTCAACATCTGCTAACGGCTTTAAAGTGTCAGACAAAGAGGCCCCTGGAAAATAAGGCCTGTTGTTTGTGTCTTCTTCAATGTCTGCCGCCACAGATGATTCAACTTGAACTTGAGAATCAATGTGTCTAAAGTTGATGTTCTCCGTACTTTCCACGATAGTGTACATTACAGACTTGTGATCGATTGATCCCATGTTTGGCTCTCCCGTAGAGTTTACCTCTTCACGGTGAGTCATTCTGTATCCATACCTGCAGATGTAGGTGTCTCCACCATAAATGTCATCTGTTTGAAATTTCTTGTCAGGCCCTCCGTAAATAGAGTTTCCGTCCTTGTCTACCACAAACTTGTCTAGATCATCACCAAGAACCTCGTAACCAGTCCACACTAAGTCTTGAGTGTCTAGGGGACTAAATACATCTGTTTTGAAAGCTTGAAGATTAGCAGTATACAATTGCAATCCATCTTCCCTTCCTTCTTCTCCTTGTGTGTTTAAGTATGGGCCGTGAAACAATGGATTTGAATGGTCAGACCTTAAGGTTCTCCAAGCAGCGTTTTCCGGACTTACTAAATACTCAAGATTCCTTTGCGTTCTAAGAGCTATTAGTGTTTCTCCACCTACATTGTAAATGGCTTTTTGAAACCCTATTTGACTTGAATCATAAATAGTTCCTCCGACAACATAAGCGCGTCCTTTGTTTTCAAGAACTTTATTTAAGTGCTCTTTCTTTCTAAAGAAATCACCAGCAGCGTGAAAAGAAGTAAGTACTTGAGGCTTGTAACAAGAGCCGTTGACATTGTCGGAATTCTCTTCGTCCGTGTCTACTTTTGAAGGGTAATAGCTAGTGGTTCCGCTCCAGTTAAAGAAGCTTGTAACGTATTGCAATCGAACGTGAGTTGCGTTTGCCAAGGACATCGTTCTGTTCAATAAGTAAAAGTCATGAAACCCAAACATTTGTCTAGGTTCATTTTCAGTAGTCATAACGGGAAGCCCTGAAGCTAACCAGTAATCAATTAGACCAACAGTGTCGCCTTCAGAATCACAACCAGAAATATCCATGCTTTCCCTGTCTTTCATTCCGTGAAGAATTGACTGGCCTAAAACAGTACGGTTTTCATGCGTTCTTTTTGCGTAAAAGATTTTAAACCCTTGAACCTTATCTGCAATTTCTTTTGGAATTTTAATGTCAGACAAACAAATACCTAGAGCTTGAACTTCGTGTTCAATGGGAGCTGTAGAAACAACCCTGTCTTCGCATTCAACCCAAGCTGCCCAGCCTGGTCTTGGGTCCCAAGATTTAATAGGCTCGTCATTTCTAGAAAGGCTTGTTACGGGAGTTGGAAAATATTGATTAGTTATAACTGAGTGTTCCCAGGTTACACTTTCTATTCGAACTGAATTTGCTTCTGCTTCAGTAGAAGTTCCTATTCCCATAAAACCACATGCTGGAGCCATCCTCCATAATTCACCTAATTGATCTCCGAGTGATGGTGGATCATAGCAAATAACAGCTTCAACGCCTTCAGGCATGTTTGAGTCATATTGCCATTCTATTTCATCGTAATCATTACATCCAATTTTGTTTTCTTGAATAAAACGCAAGAGTCTTGTGTTTCCTTCTGGAAGACAAGACCATGCATTGTTTCCAAAAATTTCTGGATTATTAAATCCTGGAGGAAGTGATAATTGTGTTTCCCCCATTCCTACTGGAGAAATACCCGCTTGCCAGTCTTGAGCCGCTTGAGCGTCATCATTTCCCCATTTACCTCTTAAAGTCCACTTGTCTGGCTCGTTGTCTATCCCTCCAAACCAATACCAGTGTACTACGGCGATCCTAGTTGTTTGAACTTCAAGCTCAGAAGCATTACTATCTTTAATAGTCGTCAAGTCAGCATTTACGTTTGAAGCAAACTTATGGTGCCTGACGTTTACTGGGTTGCCGTTGTTTCCTTGAGGCCTAAGTTGATTTCCTATAACTCCAGGATTTTCTGCATCGCAAACATTAAAGTCGTCGCTGTCCGGGTAGAACTCATTCATGTTCTCCCAGTAGTTCATTCCAGTAGGAGTTAACATTGAAAAATCATACCAGTGGAAAAACATAGATTGATTTTTACCAGCTTTTCCAATTACGTCCCAAGCCCTATTGTTTGCGCTGTTTTGCAATTGATTTTCATTAACTCCAGTTGGAAACGAAGCTCCATCGTGGTCCCTTACGTCTTCAGTTAAATCCTCTGTATTAATATTTTCTAAAGGTTCTCTTCCAGGTATGTGATAAGCGTAAGACATCCTCCCATTATTAAGAACGAATCCTATGTAGAAAGCGTAAATTTCATTACGCGTGTATCCTTTGTAATTAACTATATTCAAAGGGTCTCTGTACCCGTTTTCAATTACGTCAGTTCCTCCCTTTTTCTTTTCTAAGAAATCGTTATTCATAACCCAAGGATCAAATGGATTTAGAGGTTTAATTGCTGCGCAAGATTTAATGTTGTTTGCGTAGCACTGATATCCTAAGTCAAGGGAACCGCTTAAATTTCCAACGTAAAGCGTGTTGTCAAGTTGAGCTATCGTTTTAGCTGTTTCGTAATGTGGTGGATCAATTACCAGCTCATCAACAGAAGCCAATCTCCCTGCAGACTCATTTTCAAAGCTAATGCTGAAGCTGCTTCTTCCGCTAATATTGATATCGTTAAGCCTCAAAGCAGTTTCTTCGCCTCCTTTGATTATGATTATACCAACAGACAAGTACTCCATGTCTGTATTGATGTTGCTTACTTCCCATTTAATGGACTTTCCAGACAACACGTTTGGCTTTGATCCATCGTAGCTTTCAATAGGTACTACGTGTTCTGGAGCGTCTACAATAGGCACTGGATTGGCCACTGTTGAAAACGGAGTAGTTGTATTGTCGAGATCTGTATACCCCAGACATAGATAATAAACTCCTGTCATCAAGCCTCCTCCCATAAAGACACCTTTGAAGTCTGCTTTAGGAATAGGTCCAGTGTGTGGAAACAAGTTCAGCCTATCAATAAATTTTCTGTCCGAGCTGTCAATTGGATCGATTCCATAAAGCTTTACTTCTGAAGATCTTTTTTGACGAGTAAGATTTAATGTTCTTGGAGGATTCAAATTATCCGTCCAGTAAATGACCATGTCTCCGTCTGACTGTAATCTAAAAACACCTTCAATACCGTGAGTTACTTGAAGGTTTAGATTTGTGTCAGGAATTGGAAGAACAACTAGATTTAAAATAACGTTTATCTGCCCGTTAGAAAAGATAGACACGGTTGATCTGTTTCCGTATTTAGAAAACAGTACTACGCTTTCATTTTCAATAGCTATCGCTCCTATGATGACAGACCCTGGCAATAACCTAGCCAACGCTTTAGTTCCCGCTTCATTTGTGTAGGCGCCAGAAGTCCTCTGGGTCACTGCGTTTTTTGCAAAACGAACCGCGTCCTGAGGTTGATCATTATGAGATGTGTCCTTAAACATCCCTCGCACATATCTTAAAACTCCTTTTGCCATCTTAAATGTTGTCAGGGGTGAATTGCTCTCTAGTGTTTAAGTCCTTGAAGAATGTTGAATGTGAATTCATGTTTGGAACTAGTCTTACCCACTGGTCCATGAAAGATTGGTATCTATCTATGTCGGGATAGTTTGCTGCGTTTCTAGCTTGCGTGCAGTAGTTTCTCCACTCGTTTTCTGCGTACTCATAACTGATTTTTTCATTGGCTAGTTTATAGCCTCCAAGCTTAAGTTTCTTTACGATGTACCACATCATCGCTTCTCTGTAAGAAATATCATCCGGAACCATTGGCCAGCAATTCTCATCAACAGGAAAGGCCATGTAGCTAATGCATATCTGACCGGTCACAAAAGAAGTCTTGATTGCTCCGCAATTCACGATGTAAGTTTCTTCTGATTTAGCGAATTCATTCACGCAATCTTCGCAATGAAGTGAGCTATGAAATGTGTCTGTTCCATATTGTAAAGGAGACAGGCAGTTTCCGTTTTGATTAAAATAACTGCTTTGTAGTATCGCCATAGAAGAGTTAAGCTCTCTGAGCTGAAGCCTGTTTGACTGATCCTGACTGTCAAAGGCCTCTAAGTCTTCTGGGGTTAAGGTAGAGTTGTAAGTCCCGTTTGCTGAAAGAGTAACGTCTTTGTTTAGCTCGGTGTAATAAAGATGAAGGTTGCTGTTAAGAGCAGATATCTGAGATGAAATTTTGTTCATCCTGCTTACGGTGGCTGGGCTTACGCACGTGTTTATAGCAACTTGGTTTATGAAGTATAAATCACCTGGTAATTTTCCTGTGTAATTTTCAATGTCAATCACGCATTTTTTCATGCATAATTGAGACGAAGCCCCTATGTGTTCTAGCGCTTCACCAATCCATTCTATGCCATCATGAAGCCAATCGGCCGTGGCCGGCTTAAGGTCTCTAAACACCTTTCGAATGATTTCTTTGCTTGATACATGTTTATAGATTGCCATTTTTTGAACTCATTAAGGGTTTGTAATCCAAGTACGCAAGATCGTCTTTATTTATAATAGCTGTTAAGCGCTCTACCGGACTATTTCCTTTTGCGCCTCTTGCTGCATCAAATCTATAAACGAACTTGTTTGATACTTTGCACTGCTCTTTAACCCACCTAAATCTTAAGTAGTATTCAGAAGTGTAGTATACAAAGTACTTATGCCCCTCCCCTGTTTCGTGATCGTATAGCTTTTTTCCTTCAGCTAACAATTCAGCTTTAAGTTCTAGCGTTGTCTTCCAATTTACTTTTAGATTTGCTGGATCTCTTTTATTTCTTACAACACTCAAAGTAGACATGTTGTGTTTCATGTTAAACACTTTCCCTTCTAACAAGAGTTGAGTCACGTTTTTGTTAAACTTGCAAATTAGCTCGACAAAAACATTGTAAGTGATTACGTGCTCACCGTTCTCTTTACAGAACAGCTGATACATTTCTTTCCTACCTCTTGGCATTTTGAGGGGCTGTTTCTACATGAGAGTCTTCAATATTGTCATTCTCTGTGTCTGACCTTGTCTGAGCAATCATCATGAACGACCCTTTAAGAAGGTTGTCTGTAATGACAGGGACTAAGTCTGCAGAGATAGGGTAATCACTATCCTCGTCAAAACAATCGCTTCCGTCACAATCAAATTTAGCGGCCTCCATTGGTTGCTCTAGTATACCTCTTACATTGATTGTGTCCATTCCTTTAGGATTGTGCACGTACAAGTAATCTTCAATCATATACGCCTTTGTCTCGTTCTTTGTGAATCGATCAAAAGGCAAGAATTGAATAGCAACGTTATCAATTACCGGTATTGTATTTAGCCCACCGATGTCCTGAACTGTTATTGCCTCAGACTGATTGAATCTAATCATTCTTGGAAGCTTAACGACCGTTCTTGATACGACACAGTCAAGAGGTAAATTGCAACACTTTGAAGCGTTTACGCTAGTAAGCTCTATGCATCCTAAATCTTGCTCAAAATGCCTAGTGACTATTCCGTTTCTTTGAAAGTCCCTGCGTATCAGCATGGCCCTGTAATAATCCACGTTGAACTCTACTTGACGTAAAGAAATGTGATCGTTATTAGTTGATCTACCTCCCCTAAGGGTGTTTAAGATATTGTATGCGATTTCCTTACGTGTCATTACAAGCTTTTAAGTTCACCTTTTGCAATTACATACACTAAGTCTTCTACGCTTGCTAGCTTTATTCTTAAGCTAAAAGTTTCTCCTTGAGTAAAGTTTATATTACCGTCAAAATCAGAACCTTGATAGTAAACAGAAGTTGCGCCATATTTTGTTTTGCAAACTTCCACGACGAAGTCTACAATAGCGTTTCCTGGGGTAACGCTAATATTATGCAAAACAAATATTTTACCTTTTGGAACTGTGTATCTACAAGATTGAGAAGCTCCCATTTCAATAGGAATTAAATCGTAAACTACGTCTGGAACTCCTGAAGTAAAGTTTCCGGTTCCGACAGATATAACTCCTTTGTTAACTCCTAAGGAACCGCATTCTACAATTTCAATTGACTCTATAGCCGTTAAATTATTTGGCAACTCGACTGGAGTTGTACCATTAAGAGCGAGCAAGTAATCAGATTCTTGAAGGTTACTGTTTAGACATCTTATTCGTACAAAGCGAGCCCCAGTGCCATTCACTGAGTCTTCAGCATCAGAGCTCGCAAAACTATACGAAAGCATGTTTTCCGGAATACTCAAAATAGAGTTGCCAGGCCAAACCGTGCGAAGAGCAGAAGCTGCTTCGCCTTGACCTGATATTGAAAGTTCAGTGCGACCTACTATATTTTGAGTTTTCCAAATCATTTTAGTACAAAAGATCTTCTAGTGCAAGAATCTGTCTTGCATTAATTCCTGCAGGAAGACAACTTCTTGGAATTCCGTAAAGCTTTAATTGGATTTTGTTTGCAAGCATTTCTCTAGTGCTAGCAATTTGCTCTCCTCTTGCTTTTACAACTTCAGAATGATCTGCTTCAATTGCTGCAATTTTCTGAGGGTCTCCACCGGCTTCAGTTTGAACTCTCTGAATTACCTTTTCAAATTCTTTTGAAGGCTTCATCATTTCATTCAGCGGGTCAAGTGCGACCGTTAGCTTCTTAATGTTTGAAGCTACCTTCTCAGCAAATTTCTTGCCTGGAAGATCCATTGTTCCTTGTAAAGCATTCATTACGTCAACGTAATATTGCAATGATTTGCCCTCCCCGACAGCTTCTTTTGTGTCTTCTTTTTCAACTACTTCTAAGCTCATTATAATTTTTTTAGGTGTGATCAGGCTATTACTATATTGTTTTGTCCAACGACAAACCATAGCCCATTTGTGAACATCAAATGTACAGTATCTCCGACAGCATTAAAAGTGATGTTTGAACCTCCAGCTAAATTGTCTGGGGTAAGAACCCCTGATCCGCCCCCACCTGCTATGTGCATGATGTATTTGTGTTGTCCTTCTGTACCGTCTTCAAGAGTCAAAGCGTTTGCTCCAGTATCGGTAAAATGAGACTTAGAAGAAACGATGTCAATTGCTCCAGCACCAACAAGATTTTGAGCTGTTTTGGTTTCAGCTAAGAAACCGGCTGCAACATTAACGTTTCCGTTCTTGTCTGCAACAAGAGACTCTATTGCTAATCCTGCTTTGTAGATTCTAAGCTTTACTGCTCCTCCGATAATTGGAGCGTTTGCAACTCCAGCGTCTAGAATCACATCTCCAGATTGCCCAGCGCCTGTTCCTGCTCCTGCTCTAAGATAGAAGTCTCCACCGTCTTGGTCTCCAGTACCTCCGGTTCCCGCAATAATACTTAAGTCAGCTCCTGCAACTCCATCATTTGGGGATTTTACTACAATAAACTGGTTCTTGTAATTGTTTGGATTTCCAAGTGCTAACGCTGTACTAGCGTCTCCGCCAAGAGTAAGTTGGGCTGACAAAGATGGAATTGTAGGTAAATTATCTCCAATAAAAACTCGACCTGAAGCGTTTACAGTCATACCCATGTCTGTTCCGTTTCCTGAGATCCAAGAAACTCCAGCTGAGTAATTTAGATTTATCCCAAATCCAGCAGTGTTTAATTCTTCAGCTAATTGAGATAAGTTTGCAGCAATTTCAATTGTTCCTGGTCCATTAGTGATAGTAACGTTAGAACCCGCTGTCAAAGTACCTATTGAAGGAATTCCTGTTGAGGAATTACCAATTGGAAGAACTCCGTTTAAATTCATTTCGCTTGAAGCAGCAATAGAATCTATTTCGTCACTGTAAAGAAGACACCCTTTTGGAATAGTGTTTAATCCAGTTCCTCCATTTGCAACTCCTAACAATCCTTCGGCCGCACTAAGATCAACTGTTTTTAAGAAGCCAGCAACTGAGTTGTCACACAAATCTAAATCTAAGTCAGCAGGAACCAAATTTAAAGTAATTGCCGAAGTGTCATCTGCGGAAGTGATGGTTATTACTGAAGTTCCTGAAGCAAGAGCCTTTAAATTAATTTGGTTCTTGTTTGTAATTGGAGCGTATAACGCAACCCCTATTCCAACAGCGGCTACCGCAGGAAACAAAGACATTAATTGGAACTTTTTCTTGCCTGTAATAGCAAGATAATCGTTGCTAGCTACATCTGTTTTAAGCAGTGACGCCCATTGTGATACTTCTGACATGGTGGTTTATTTAAAAAATTGGTTCGTCATTATTTATAGATATGGCGCTTCCTTGCATAGTCGCTCCACTTGAAATTGAAATAGTTTCCACAGGTACTCTAGGGGCCGCAGCTCCAGGAAGACCACAATCTTTACAGATTTTTTCTATCCAAGCAATATAAGAATCGATTCTGTTTATACCTCCTTCAACTCCTATGGTCTCTGTTGGTTCTGGACATAAAGACCAAGAATCAGATCCAACTACATTTTTAGAGGGAGGTGATGAAGCCGTGTCAATCCAAGTATAGTAATTGTCTTCGAACAGCACCATTTGACCGGTACTATAAGCACTTGATTGGTTCCAAACTAAAGAACCACCTAGAATCCATTGATCCTTACAAGTGCTAAGTCCTGGAGCCAAAGAACCAATTTCAGGAGTTAATGAATCTGCACAATTATACAGGCATTCGAGTCCTTTTCTTGAGAATAAATACTTTATCAAACTCAGCAACCTTGTTGAGTTGTCGTTGCAATCCGTTACTCTTCCAGACTTAAGGTTTGTAAGGAACTTAGACGTAAGAGAGCTTAAACACGCATTGATGTTGTTTTCAATAACATTTATTTCTGTTGGTATACAAGGGGATGGTTTAATTCTGTATTCACAAACTCCGGTATAAGTGTCTGCGGGATACCTGACTACATCGTAATACTCTGCTGGAATATTAGCTGTCAAGTCGTGATTAGAAGCGTTTTTATCCATGCAACCAAACACTATGCCTTTTGTTTTTCCAAACCAAAACATATCAGTACAGCCTTCTAAAGTTGTCAATACTACGTTCCAAACTCCGTTATCAAGAGACGGTGGCGTATCTCCGTAAGTAACGACCACTGTTTCTCCTGTTGTCGTGTTGGTGTACAAAAGACTATAAGAAGCAGGAGCTGCACCTACAAATATGATTGACGGAACTCCAGATCCAGTTAAAGAAATGGCCAATATGTAAGTTGCATCACATTCAGGAAGACAAAGTCCGCTGTCTACGTTTGCAAGAGGGTCAAAGTTTGGAGACAATGGGTTTGTGCAACCCGTTATTCCATAAATACAAGTCCCGTTTTCAATTGTAGCTGTTGGGTCATAGTTTGCAGCGGTTATGTCCGTGCACCCAGGAACCCCGTAAAAACAAGAGCCATCATTAAATGTTGGAACTACGCTAAAGTTTACAGCTGCAGGGTCCGTGCATCCTCCAATCTCTGTCGGGGGCAAAACCTCCTCACACTCAAGCATTTCTGCTGTTACGTCAAACTCTTCGTAATAGTCAATGCACTCTGGGTTTGTGTAGTTAATTCTAACAACAAATTGATCTCCTGCGCCAACAACTGGCGGAGCGGGGACAACAGTACCATTTAAAGTAAATATGGTTTCAGTGATGCTGTTATTCGCAGAATTAGCAATGTTTAAAGAAGATTGTCCGCTGCAAGGGTTAATTGCAAATACTAAATTTGGATTGCAAACTTCTGGAGTTACTTCTTCTTCTGTTAATTCAAACCTGTAAGAGCTTACACATAAATCTCCTTTAGAAAATATTTGAATTACGTAATGCCCGGCTGGTAAATTGTCAAAAGTGTAGTTTGGAGAACTAACTGAATTTCCGTCTTGAATTGCAGGGTCTGTTGGATTTCCAGTAGGACCTACTACTTCGTACAAATACATGTTAAATTCTCCATTTAAAAAAGAGAAAATGTTTGGATAAGTTCCTCCTCCAAAGGTGTTGTTTACAATTCCGTTGAACACAATTGAACCGTCAGAAGCTCCGTTTATGCTTGGGTTGTTTGTAGTTGAATTCGTGTTTAGAATAAGGTTGTCTCCTGTTTGAACTCCGTCTACAGTAATGTATCCTTCTGCGCAACTAAGACATATTCCGCAAGGATCTAAATCTGCAGGGTCTCCTGCGGGCGCTTGGTAGTTTAAAGACCCTTCTACGTTGCAAACGCAGGTCTGTCTTTTGTCTAAAATTTCAGGTACAACAAAAGGTATTCTGTCTTTGGTCTGAGTAGCGTCATCAACTATTTCGATAACGTAAGGGCGTTCAGCGTGAGGAAGATCTGTCCATTTTATATTGGTGTGGTTTACGCCATTAAAAGTAGTTGTCCCTCCGTATGTTACCCCTGGTGGTACAATAAGGTTGTAACTGAATGTAGAATCGTTTAGAGGCGGATAAATTGGTCTCTTGTAAATCTCTTCAGATGTATTTGAGTCAAGCTGTGTTTTTGCTGGTGACGCTGCGTTACTGTAAACTATAGCTTCAACAACAACTTGAGCGCCATCATCAGTATCTATTTTCAGATACGTTTGAAATGGAATTGAATTAACTGCGCACGTCCCCTCAGACCAGATTACAGGATATTTTCCATCCAAGTAATCTTGAGGAATTGTGCTTCCTGCAGAGTCAAGGCCAGTAGTTCTAAAGTAACTTGGAGAAGACGATTCGGTGCAGACGTCAAAAACTCTTTTGTTACCTTCTTTTGTTTGACTGAGAACTCCTTTAGACCAAGTAAAGAAAGAAAAAACCGTTAGGCCTTCGTTTTCTAAAGCAGACATAAATAATTCTGCTCCAGAAGCGTATTCGTTTACATTGTCCAACACATGCATAAAAGTTGCGTGTTGGATTTGATTTGTTTCAGAAGAAGGAACTCCTCCGTCAAATCCATTTTTAGCCCACAGCTTTCTTATGTTAGTTGAGTCATGAACTGCAAACGTTCTACCTCCACCAGACCTCCAGACCTTTTCAAAACCAAAGGCATTATCTGGATCGCTGTGAGCCATAACAGCAACTTGCGCTTCAGGAAAGCTTTTGTCTTGGGCTGTTACTAATTCAGTTCTAGAAGCAAATAAAGACTCTCCTCCGTTGACAAATCCCGGTAATAATTGAATTAGATCGTTGTCAGGAAGCCCTCTTTTTAAGGGAGGAAGCATAATCGTGATTTCTTCTTCGTCACCAGACTTAAAGTAAATTCGAAACGTTTTCTGTCCTACTGCTTTAGTGTTCTTGTAGGTTATAGAAATGCTTTGTCTTGAATAAAAAATTTCAAAAGTCTCCTTTGAACTTGGCGAGCCTATTTCTGTAATAGACGCCATTTCATCATAGCCTTTGTCTTTAGCAAAGGAGAATCTAATCCCAAGACCTTGGTCTTTTGTTCCTCTTACAACAGATCCTATTATGTGTTTTGGCTTTTCCATTAGCATCCGCATCCGCAATTGTCAAAACATAAATCTAAAGCTTTTTTGTATTTATTTTCAGCGTTAACGTACAGCGCTATATTCTGAGCGTTATTTGTTTCTAAGTACGCTAAATCAGACCTAATGCCTGAAATTAGAAGAAGAACTCTTTCGGCTTGAGTTAATTTGTCATTGCATTTAGAACAACCACACCCACACCCAATCAATGAATCTACTTTTTTAGCTATGCAACAATCAAGAGAACACGACCCTAAAACTCCAGAGTAAGCTTCTTTGTAATTACTGTCAGTTCCTTTGATTCGAAATACACCAACGTTTGTTTCTATTGTGCTTTCAAGATGAACTAAGTGATTAGTGGTTCCGCTTGAAGAAACTAAAACATCCACACTGTAAGTGTTAGTTCCGTTAGTAATGTCAATGGTTACGCTTCCTGGAGTGGCGCTACTCAAAACAATATTCAAGTATTTGCAGTCTCCAGTTATGGTTGATATAATGTTCATGAGCTCTTTTTATAAAAAAAGCCAGGGGGAGATAGAATCCCCCTCTGGCCATTTCAGATGTATAATTAACAACTCTCTTACAATGTAACTGCTGCAAAAGCACCAGGACAAGAAGCAAGATAACCGTTCATGTCAGCTTCAAAGTTTGCCTGATCGGCACCACCATCAACGTAAGCGATAGTAATGTTTCTGAAATTGTCAACTCCAGCAATTGTTCCTGGATGGTTATTCTTTACTCGAATAGTGTAAACGCTGTATTCAGACGCAAGGTTAACATAAGTGTTTGGTGTATTCGGTTGGCTGATTCGGTTGTAGTAAGAACGATCTCCTTGAAGACTATTCTCCATTTGTTGAAGAACGAATGCATCACCAGCACCAAGGTCCGGAGTGGCTACAGAAGCTACAGTTACAAGAGCACCGTTTGAACCATTAAGTCCATCAGCAGCAGTTCTAAAACTTGAAAGATCAGTATTAGATGGAAGACTGAAAGTCGTTCCTGTTACTGTGATAATTGAGGCTGCACTGTAATTTGCAACTGCCCAAGTAATTCCTGAAATAGGGTAGTCTTGACCGTTAACTGGAACAAATGTGCTTGGTTTTCCAATAAGAGCGTTGAAAAGTTTTACTGAATAACTAGCAACTGTTGCAGCAGCAAGCACCGCAATTGTAACTGATTTTCTGTTGAATTTTTCAATTCCTTGTTCTGAACTGATAAGCTTGATTGATACCTCTCCGTCCGCTACCGGAACAGCAGAAAATGTCAATGTAGATTGCTGAGGTGTTTGTGCTCGGAATGTTGTTCCTGCCCATCCTACAACGTCAACTCCTTTGATCCAAGGCGAAACAATGTTTGCGTTATCACCTGGTAAACCTGCTTGAACTAAACGAATTGCTGGAGAGTCTGATAATAGACCACCACCAAGACTGTTTAGTTCTTCGAATCCGCCTTCGGTTTCACCTACGATAGCGAGCTGTCCCGCTCCTAATAGACTGTCGACAAAAGTCGGAGCTGTACCGTTACTAAAAATTAATTGTTTCATGACTCTGATTTTGTTGAGAGATTTAAGGGTTACTCTCGGTTGATTACTTCGCCAAGGTTAGTTTTATACCTCGGATCTGAAATTTCTTCTAGAATTGCGCTGCCTGTCATTGCTACAATTTCTTGATGCGTATGATCAGGCAATTCGCAATCATACCCCAAAGATAGAGATATAGTTCTTGGTTTGCGTATGTATATGATTTTTACACTTTCTATAATGAACATAGCATTTGTGTACAGATCTATGTTTGACGCCCTGATCGTAGTCATAGGCTCATTCATTTCTGTAGTGTTAAAAGGATCTTCCAATAACTTATAAATATCGTCTTGTTGTGAAAAACGATTTAGCACCTGATCTTTAGTTGCTATTATTGAAGGGGCCGGAATTCTTCTAGACTGCCCTAGGTCTTTAGCTTTAGGGTTAGTTGTGGTTACTGAGCTTCCTCCTATTTTTCCTACTAAAGGAGTTACTAGGTTTATTGAAGCGTCCCACTCAAACCATGGATACGTGTTTACCACATCAACTACAACTATGAATTCACCAGGTAAATACATGTTATTGTAATACTCATAGTATATCTGGAATCCAGGCTCTGGATTTGCAAGAATATCATCAATTAATTGCTGAGTGTATTGCGGGTAGTTAAGCGGGCTATAACCAGCAGCTAAAAGCGCTGGAGATGGGCTCCAGACTAATACTTCTGATTGAGTATTTGGATCTATCATAGCCAGGTTATCCACGTATCTTCCGTTTGAAACAAGAAGGTTTTCAAATTGAAACGAAAAATAATTTACAATTGGAACAGCCTCTAATACAAAAGGCAACTTAAAGCATTTGTTTTTAAATATTGTTGACCTCTGGTTTACTAAGTACATGTAATTAGCCGGAAGTTCAAAAGTGTCAATATAAAGCCTGCCAGTTCTCAATTCTTCTTTGAAAAAAACTACGTTCTCATACTCAGTGAGCAGAGAACGTAGTTCATCAATACGTTTTTGGCTTTCTTCAAAACCTTCTCCGTATACATTATTCTTTCCATAACGTTGATTTATGAAACGCATATAAGCACGGTTCAATTCAAGGTCAATCTCTTCCGGTTTAAGGTTGTCAGATTTTGCTGAATTGATTTTGCCAACAATTTGGCGCACGCTTATTTGCATCTCAAGAACCGTCATTATCGAATTTTTTCTTTGTATTTGACTCTCAAAGTATTTAGCAACCCAGAATTTTTAGGGTTTTTAAACACGGTAATGCATTCGTCAATGTTGTCAGCAATTGTTTCATCCAAGTGAATGATAGTGTTGCCAATTTGAGTAAGAACATTCATTTCAATGAAGCTAGAAACCTCAGCTCTAATGTCAAGATTTTTATCCATTGCCGCTTCCAAGAACTTCATAGGAGAAGTATTCTTGATGTCGTAAAGCATGTTCTCCACTGTAATATGCTTCATGTTGTCCACACGTACGTTAGCAACAACTCTAAGAAGATTCCTCATTCTCTCTGGGTTGTCAGCTGCTTTAATAAACGCACGGTCAGCAAGCTTCATTAACTGAACCTTATCGTTTTTCTTCACAACATCTTTTGACGGATCTTGAATGTAAAACTTCTTCTCCCTGAACTTACGCATGTCTTCCACGGAATCTGCAACGTGAGGGTGTGACTTTGTCCAAGTGTATTGGATGTGGTCAATTACGTTAAGAACTTCTCCTGACTCATCAGTTCCGATTTCAAATGGCTTTCCTGCATAAGGCACGAGAATCCTCATTTCTTTCCAATAGTCGTTCACCGTCTTAGACCATTTAACGTCTTGAAAAGATACATCTAGAATTGTAGAAAGGTATTTGATTTCTTCTGGTGATCCAGCAGGCCAAGCTCTGTGCGGTTGGCGATTAACGAACACACTTCCTAAACGGATTTTGGCATCAGCCAGTAATTCTTTGGGAAGGTTTCCTTCGTTTAACTCTTGTCTTCGGAGAAATACATTTTTACTTCCGAAGTTAGGCTCTTTGATAACTGTCTCTTTGACAATTACTTGTTCTTGGACAGCAGTGTCCTTTTCATTTTCTGTGCTCATATTTTAGTTCTTTTGTTAAGTTAGTCCGGGGAAGAATAACCCCGGGGTGGGGCAAGGACGGGATATTATCCCGCCCTCACAAATATTCATCTCTAGCTGGCGTTACACGTCAGGTCAAGGCTAGTGTCAAATCGCTTAAGAGCAATCGCACCAGTTTTAAGCATGTGCACTGAAGCACCATCAACATCAGATGCTCTCAGCATGCTGTCTCCAAATCCACGAGGAACTGTAGAACCTGCAACTGCCCATCTAAGGTGCTCACGGCCTTTCTTAGTAATCAACTGAAGGTTGTTCTGACCATCGTATGATGATTGGTCAACGAAAACCATTCTGTATGACTCTAAAGACCACCCTGTTACTGGGTGAAGATCTCTTGCTCTCGCAACAGGACCGTGATCAAACAATGGTACTTTAACAACATTGACAGTATGCCCATCAACGTGGTCATAACGCTTGAAGTATCCAGTCAAGCCTAGGCTACGTCCTGATCCAGTAATGAATTCAGTAGAAGCAGATACTTGCCATTGATTTGCTCCGAAGTAGTTTTTCAACGCTTCGTCAAATTCGCGGATACCACCTGACCCTGTAAACAGCGTCACGTTTTTCTTATTTCCATCAGTCATACCGTAGAACAAGTCTCCGATAATTGTCTTCAAGAAATTCTCAGTCAATGAAGAGTAAGACTCTCTGTTGATGATTTGTTGAAGAAGACCAGGACCGATTACAACCGGTTGTCCGTTCTCATCCTTCATATCAACAACGCCATTCACTCCATAAGTACGCTCTCCGTACCAGTAGTACATCTCACATTCTTCCTTGAAATCAAGGTAGTGTTGGTACTCTTCGTAGTCCATCCACTTCTTAGTAGTACCTCCGCCTTTCTTTGGAAGAGTAAACTCAGCAACAAAGTCTTTGGCATTACCAGACATGTTGTAAGATTTACGGATGGTAGTAAGCTTGTTACGTACCTTTCCTGGTACTGACCAGTTACTAGCATTACCAGTAGAGAAGTCTACCCCAACAGGTGCAAACAATTGAGCCCATAGGTCTCCTTGAGTCGTGCCATTTGAAAGAACAGATGCTCCGTCTGGGTTTACCAGTTGAAGAGTGTACTTGTACCCAGAACCTCCAGTTACTTCCTCAGGTTTCTTCATGATACGAGCTTGCTCGCCAATTCCGTTTACAAGAACGTAAGGGAAGATGAAGAATTGATCTGGGAAAATTAACTCGAAAGTTGACCCTCCTTGTCCTAGGTTAGCAACAGCGTTGGTAACGGCTAGTGGACGGGTTGATAATTTTCTTGTCTGAATCCTATATTCATACTCCAAACGGTCAATCGCCTTTGTGTTTCCAATTCCTTCCGATAGGAAAGATAAAGGAAAACGCATGTCGTCTTTACCCGCAAGGTGCGTGATAATAGGAGAAAGCTCAGACGGGTTGCTTGACAACGCGTTCGAGAGGCTATTCATATCCGTCATCCCACTATCGTTGTAGATAGTTCTTTGAACGGAAATGTTATTTCCTCCAATTGGTGTACTAATCATTTTACTTCTAATTTACTTCGGGGTGGTTCAACTCCCTATTTAAAAAATTGCGCCCAAATCCACATCGCTTTGTGATGGCTCACTTAGTCTTTGTGTTCCTGAACTTTTTGCTCTTGGCTTTTTGCCGCTTAATCTTTGCCTAAGGGTTTCAGTTTCCTTAGTCCTTCCTTTTGTAGCTGCAAACTTGCTTAAATCAACTCCTCTCATGATTAGCATGTCTAATCCTAATTGTTGATCTAACGTAAGTTTAGCTGCATCTACGTCTCTTTTGGTTTGTCCTTGGCTATTAACAGGCTTTGAAATGTATGCTTCAAAATCTATTTTTTCGCTTTCACTAACCGAAATACCTGCGAATGAAGAAGACCTTCTAATAGTGTCTTGAACTTCTTTCCAGTCGTCTTGAGCTGCTTTTTCATCACTTGCTCTTTGGTTTGCTTGATTAGAAAGAGTCTCTAACTTCTTTTTGTCTTGCGCTCCAACTAGCTTGCTTTGCATAATCCCTGACTTACTAAACAGGACCCCTTTGTCTTCGTACTGCTCAATGATGTCGTTAATAAAGTCATCATCGTTACCAGTAGCTTTTAAGTATTTGCCTACAACAAATTTTTGTTGCTCAATACCTTCTTTTGAATCTTCTAGCTTAATCCTTGCGAAGTCAATTGGAGGAGCAAATGCAGCTGCAAAATTTTGTGGGTCACCACCGTTTTGTAAATACTCCATGTGCGCTTTTACCGTAGGCATGCTTTCGAATAACTTGTCAAGCGTAGTGCCTGCTAGTTCTCGACCCGCGTCCATGGTTAATCGCTTAATTCCTTCTGCGCTGTCTTCGTAATCTTCAGCGTTTAAATTTTCAAATCCAAGTCCTTCTATAAGCTCTGATACGAATGTAGACTCTTCCTCAACGTTTGGGTCTACGTTAGAATCTACTTTAGGGTCTACGTCTATGTTCGTATCACCTTTATTCTCAGGATTTACTATTGGGTCAATAGCGTCATCGTTTTCATCACCATCGTCTCCATTATTGTTTTCTGGAGGATTAATAGGATCATCATTTTCTTCTCCGCCCCCGGAAGTCAACGCATCTTCGAATCCTCCGAAAGAGATTTCGATTTCTTCTTGTGTTGTGTCTGTTGAATTGTCTAACATCTGTTTACAAATTTAATATGGACAGTTCGTTCTGCCACTTCCTAACGGTTTTTTGGGATGTCCGTTAACTACATCACATTTTATTTTATTTTTTTTGCCTGTTTGGCTTCCAATTTCGCATGTTTTTAGAGTAGCCACCTAGTTGATATGATGGATTTTCAGTGGTTTCTATTATCGTTGCCGCTTTAGGGTCTGTAGGTATGTCTACAAGCCCAGGCTGCAAAGAATGCTCAGAATGAATTAGCTTTCCGCTTTGGTCATATTGCTTCATTGACATTGGACCACTCATTCCAACGGTGTTAAAGCTTTCGCCCCCGACGTTCTTAAATGCCATAGAATTCCCTGGCCCTTGACCTCTTAATCCTTGCTCTCTTTGCTCAGGAGTATTAGCTACTTGCATGTTTGCTTGCTTTTCTTGCTGAATCAACTCAGAGATACTTCCCTTGTAGTTGTTTTCATAAGCCCGCATCATTATGTCGATTGCTTCCATTATTCTTTCATTTTCTTTTCCCACCAAGAATCCTCGCTTGTTTTGGGCTCTTTTTTTATCGTAGTTTCTCCATAACCTGGACCGGCATTGTAAGCTTCAGACTTTTTATACCCTCCTAATTGAAAACCAGGTCTTTCTTCTTGGTTTGTTCGTATTGCGTACTTTTTACCTGACTTATCTCCCTCCTGACTACCAAAATACTGAGCCATATTTCTTGCAAAACCGTATGAACTCTGGGCTTTTCCTTTCGCTTCTTTAATTTTGTCAGTGGCGCTTAAATCTCCTCTATCTAAGTGAGCGTAAGCGTCATCGTTGAAATTGTAAGTGTCTAATACTAAAGTATCTGGTTCTGACGTTTCTAAAGTAGGAGTGACAACTATAGACGTTCTTCCCAAGGAAGATTGTGTTTGAAATCCAGGGTCTGTAAGTAAAGCTTTAGCTGTTTTAACTCCTGAACCTCCGTAAGCTTGATGAGGTCTAAGAGCCTCATAATCCGGGTAACCTATATTGGTTTTTCCTTCGCTTAAGTTTTTTCTAGTGATCTGTCTTAAGACCTCCATTTGATCTCCTGTAAAATCTCCTTCTGTTCTTATTGGAGGCATACTATTAGGACCGTAATTCATTACTTGCTTCCTAAACACGTCATCAGCAAGAGCGGAAATTGGAGTCATTGCTCCGGGAAAAAAAGATTCTAAAAACCCTGTAACGGGAGCGGCCTCTCTTACGTTTCTTCTAGTCTGTCCATCGCTTTTTGGATTGTCAGTTTTAAACTTTTCATAGAGTCTATGAGTTTCATCTCCCCACACACCATCTTCATTAAGTTTTTCTCCAATCTGACTTAATTGTGGATACGATTCATTTAAAAATCTCTGCAATGCTTTGATGTTGGTCCCTTGTTTAATTACAGGCGAATACGTCTTGGAAATAGGTTCTCCGCCTTCTCCTTCGTTTGGAAAACCTCCTAATTGAAATTGAGGCAGATCACCATTTATTTTTTCTTCCCACCAGTAACCGCCATTTTGAAGCTTAGGTTTTCTTGCGGCTCTTTCTGCCTTGATCATTTCTCTTCTTTCACTCGCGCTCATTCCTGTTGAATTATGGTTTCTTTTAGCAAGAGCGGCAGCGGTTCCAAAAGTACCTGCCGCCATTGTGCCTACAATCGATTTAAGGCCATTTTCTATAAAATCAATTTTTTGATTGATTATTTTGTTTTGTCCTGATCGAAGGTCTTGCTTCTTGTCAAATATCTCTCCTAATTCTTGATGTGACTCATTCGTTATACTTTTATCTAATTCTTTTGCTTTTGCTTTTGTGGTGGCAAGTTTTTCTCCAATCATCTCGTATTCTTCCATCTCTCTTCTTTTCAGAGCCTTCTCTTGCTGAACCTTTCTGCTTATTCCGGGATCTCTAGAGCTTATTTTAGCATCTATCTTCTTGGCTCCTTCTGGACGAACAAAATACCCTTCCGTTGGCCCCATATCCTTTAGTCCTTGATACCCTTTCTTTAGGTTTATGTTGGGGTCAATCTCTGGCAAAACTTTCTTATAAGAATCTAACTTCAAAAACCCTTGATAAGAGTCCATTAAACTTGAGGAAATTCTTCTTTGAGACGCAGCCCCATAACCACCCTCTGCAATTAAGTCATTGGAACCTTGAGAAAGATATTTAATCACGTCCAATCTCTGCTCTGGAGTTCTTCCTTCAGATATAAGATTCATTCTTAGTTCTCCTTGAAATCCAGCCATTCCCTCTTGATTTGGCGTAGAGAACTGGTTCATTATTTGATTAGAGTTACTACTGTAATTTCCCTCTCCAAGCATTTTCGCACCCGGACCCCTACTTGTTAAGAGGGCTTCACGTATTGTTTGTTCAGAAGAATTTTCTGGAAGAATAACTCCTCTAAGACTTTTTGAATATCTATCTGAAAAATCATTTACAAGAGACTCGTTTCCCCTAAACTTTTTTGGGTTCATCAAAGCCTCATCAAGCATCCCTTTGCTGTCAAGGTAGTATCCATAATTATTTCCTATAAAGTCTTTTGATGCCGGATGATTCATTGGATTCATTTTGCCAAATCCACGACGAAGATTATCATACGAATTCTTTAATTGATACTCTCTTCTCCAATAAGGCTTTTGAGCTTCTCTACTAGTTCTTTCAGCAGCGTTAAACGTTTCTTCCGCAGACTCTTTATAAGGATCAAGGCTGTCTCTAAGTTTTTCGTGTTCTCGTTGAATTCTTTTTGTTCTTTTTAAAGAGTGCACTGGATTTCCAGAAATGAATCCATCTATTGTTGGATTAGTGTATTCAGATGCAGCAGCAGCAATCTTTTGAGTTCCCTTATTTACAGCCGCGCCAAGTAATACAGCGCCCATGCCGTAAGTGGCCCCTTCTGCTGCTGATAACGCTCTATTCCCCCAATTACCACCTCTATTTTTCTGATACTCTTCTGGAGTTGGTCTTTCAAGTGTAAATATTGTGCGTGGAGCGTATGCAAAATCTGTTCCTAAATCACTAAGGAAATTACCAGCTCTCTGCATGTTGGTGGGCCCTTCACGAAGCGTTCCTTCGCTTGGATTCCTTCTCTGTTCCACCCTAAACCTTCTTCCTGCCCAAGGCTCTAAAGGAGCAACCTCTTCGAAGTCAGGAATTGGAGGTGTGTTTATGTTAGTGTTGTCTCGTGCTGCTCCACCAAGTTGAAACTCAGGTAGGTCACTGTTTATTTTTTCTTCCCACCATTTCATTTTCTTGCAGTTGGAGTTGGTTTGTCACGCGTAATTTTCTCAGTAGCCTGATTGTGACGAATCGTTTCACTAAGCTGCCCTTCTTTTACCCGCGTCTCTCTGTTCTTGAAAGCGTTCTCCATTTGTGTTGGCCCTTCTGGAGCAGCTGTAGTTGTAGTTGCAATAGGCTCTGAATACTTAGAAGCGGCATTTGCATCTGCAATCTGAAGAAGCGTGTCATTGTGCTCTCTAGCGATCTTCTCCTTAGACTCTCGGTCTTTATCGTTGTCAGCAAATTCAGCTTCTCTTATCGCTTGTTCAGCTTTAGATTGTTCAGCCATAGCTTGTTGCTCTGCTTGTTGAGCTTGTTGTTGCTGTTGAGCTAATTCATCTTCAACTTTTTTGATTTTTTCTTTCATCAAAACGAAGTTTTCTTGATCAATAATCTCTAACGCTGTAGACGCAGGGCCCCCTTTTTGAACGATTCCCTGAGCAACTTGAATTGCGTAATTGAGCTTCTCTTGATCTTTAGAAGAGTCGCTCATAAAGACTCCGAGGTCAGAGTAATTCCAAACTTCAGGATCAATATTCAAATACTCTCTAGTTCCGTCTGGCATAACGAAGCTGGTTTTCTTACCGTCTTTCCAGCAGTGCTTGCTTAAGTCGAGAAGGGCTTGCATGTCTCTTTGTTCGAAACCAGCAAACTTACGATACATGTCTTCAGTTGTATGTGAGCTTTGAACGATAGCTTGCTGTCCAGTAGCTTTCCCTTCGTAAGGAGACATTTCACCTAGCCTTTGGCGATTTACTCCAGCAACTCTGTGCCATTCTTCTTCAATACTTGCGAGAAGATTTAAGTACATATCAATCGTTTTGATTGACAAATCCATTACTGTTTGGTGCTGAGGATTTAACCTGATTCCTTCTTTATTGTAATCTACCCAGGCTATTCCTGAGCCCTCGACCATATTCATGAATTTATCCATACTCCATTTCTTTGGAATAAGGTTGATGTCAAACTGAGCAATGATGTCTTTAGAACGAGCGATTGCCAATTCTAAACGGTATTTATACGTGTTGTAGTTTAGCTGATAAGGAATCCCTAGCATTACCGGGCTCACGTTAGCAGTGTTTATGTCAGAGTAACGTCTCCCGTTTATCGGAAGCTTGTTCTTAGAAACGTTGTCAATTGAAGCTCTTTCGTATGCGTACGGCTGAACGTCTATACTAAAACCAGAATCGTTGTCTCCAATGTTAGTTCCTTCCCAGACTTTATTATCCCACAACCACTGAATTTTAGCTTCTAGTTCTTTTAACCATGGCTCTATTTTGTAGCCATCTTCAACCTCAAACATTTCTTCCGCTCCTGTCATTGGGTCGAGGTAAGATACAATCCCACGTCTCTCCATCCCTTGCCAGTAAACAGTCGTGACTTTTGTCAATCGATTACTTTGTCTGGAAGTTCTTGAATCTCTAAGAGAAGTAAATCCGTCAAAGTATTCTCCTTTTCCTGAATCAGAAAATATCTCGTCCATTTGATCGGTGGTCATTCTACTTCCCCACCTCTCTATTATCTGACTTGGAGTCATCCACCTAGTAATAACAGCCCAGTCCGCGTCTTCTACGTAATCTAATTCGGGGTCCAAGTCGTAATCAATATCCATAGGGTTGAGCGGGTAGTAACTTACTTCGTTGTTTCTCAAAGTTCTCTCAGAGAAGCATTCTCCAGAGACCATAAAGTGGAACCAACATTTCTGCAGGTTCTCATGAACTCTTGCTTCTCTAATGATATAAGCCATCCCTTTTTGACCCAATACGGCGTGATTATCAACATAAGAACGGTTATGCATTTCTGCAGCTACCTTAGGTTCTTGAGTCTCTTTTGACTCTTGTCCGGTTTCCATTCCAGCTTCATTCATGGCGTTAACCATGTCTTGTTCTATGGTTCCCAGAATGGAAGTGTTTAGCTCAGTTTCTTTTCTTGTGATGGTATCCTGGTTTGTGACAACCACGCTGTAATTGAAAGGCCTCTTAGCTTTTTCTCCTAATAAGTAATCGATTACTGGCTTGATTAACGGGTAGTTCCGCATCTTAGAAGGGAAGAACTCTCTTTTCTTTCCGTAAGGTTTAAGTACGTAGTCGTAATCCGACGTATTAATTACTCCGTTGTAATAATCGTAAAGCTTTTGAAGCCCTTCTCTTCTGCTTTGACCACGATCATCTATCAGCGAAATATACGCTGCCATGGTAGTGTCTTTAAATTCTTTCCCTTTTCTAGAGATAGGAATTCTTTGATTGGGGATATTTTCGTGCATATTACAAATTTACTTTATACGTGAAGAATGTCTTTAGTTAGCTACTCATTTTGTGCCACTCTTTTAATAACATGACATTAAATATATGACACTCGTTCGTTGTCATCATCATCACTTGAATAAAACTCTCCTCGATCGTAATCTTTAGGTGGCCCTTGCTCACCTCCAAACATTCTATCAAAGAACTCATCTTGTGACCTGTCGTTATTGGGTTGAGTAACTTCTGCGTGAGTCAATTCTTTCATGTGGTACATTCCCACAAACAATGACATTACCCTGTCAAAGTTACCAGTTTGATTGAATTTCATCATCTCTAGTAAAAGACCTGGGTCATAAATTTTGTTTACGTTAAAAATATACCCTCCTTCAGCTGTCTTACTTCTTTCGCTTTCAGTCCAGTCTCTTAAGTACAATTCTCCTTGCAATTTCCTTTGAGGAGTCATGTGCATGCCGTATCCACGGTTAACGTTTTTACTGCTGAGCTCTTTTGTGTGAAGCATCTCAAATTCCTCTTGCAAGTAGTGAAGTTTTAGTTTTCTCTTAGCAAATGGAATTACCTCTCCCCTGTCATTCTCAAATCCAATCTTAGCGTTGTAATACTCGCTCAAAAGGAAGAGATTTTTATTGTACTCATCCTGTGTCAAGGGCCTTCCCACATAACTGGCCACGATCATGTCGTCAGGCTGAGATATATTATTTGCTCGCTTAATCACGTAAGCAGAACCGAGAGACCTTGTTTGAGCTTTGTCTTGACCGTAAGGGTCATGGCAAATAAAGTACATGAAATTTGGAACGCTATTTCCTTGCTTAAAAGGAGGCTCCCAAATAACTACGCAACCAGTTACGTCATCTTTTTTCTTGTGAGGAAATTGATATACCGGCTTTAAATTATGATCAACCTTAAACGTTACTCCTTCTTTACCAGGAACAAGCTTCCCTGGCGTGCCAAGATTAGTCAGGTTGTGAACTGTAACTCTATCAAGCTGCGCTTTAATCAGAGCCACGTTAAAGAGGTTTCCAGAGACCTGCAGCGTTGCTTCCTCTGGCGTCCAAGGGTTCTCTGCTAAATAAGAATCGTAAGACTTGGGATTAGCCCCAGTTCTTTTCTTCTCCCTTTCTTCAAGTTCGAATATCTTAGCTTCTTCAATAAGGCTGTTTCCGTCTTCGTCTATAAACCCTTCAAGGATTTTGAAAATTGGACAGAAATATCCGCACTTAGTTCCAAATGAAGATTCGGACCAATCGTTGTCAAACTCTAGGATATCGTAACTGCCAGGATTGTAGTACAGTTCGTTTAGCCCTTCGAATCCAGTTCCTTCTGTTCCACCGGTTCCAAACGCAATCATCAATCCAAGAGTTTTATTACCCTGTTTCATTGACGGCATCGCTCTGTTCCAAGCGTCTAGAAGTTCAGGAAAATCACCAGCTTCTTCATAGAAAATAAGCTCAGCTCCTTTTCCCCTTACTTTGTCTGGATCGTCTTTTAGAGATACTCCAGAAATAGAGTTTCCAGTTCCTTTTTCAACAAACGTTCCTTTTACTTTTTCTTGGTATCCAGACCGCTTGGCCATTGTTCCGTTTTTCAGTCTAGGCTGAGTCCAAGCAGTGTGCTGATCAATGAAGTTCATGATGTCCCAAACCTTTGGCAGGATTGCATCATCGCCTTCAAGGTGTTCTTTAAGGCCAGCGTAAACAAAGTTTTTGGTCTTTCTTTTTAGGAAGTAGTTTCTGCAAAGCATCGCTGCAGCTTTGTAAGAGAAACCTTTCCGTCTCGCTTTGAGAACAACCATGTGTTTGTTCTCCCTCCTTGCTTGGTCAATCTTCGAAAAATAATAATGGTCTTCATCGTAGAACCTTGGAAAGTTCTCGTGACGTTCAGAAATGACGTCGCCATTAGGAAGCTCTACGTCCTTTACCCTACGCATTCTACAGAAATTCACATAGAAATAGTGAAAACCAGTAATGGTTATGTCCCCTTCTTCAGTAGTGTAACCGTAGAGGCACCGTCTCTTTTCTTCACGCCAATACTCTAACCATTTCTGTGTTCCCTTTGGATGGTGGGTGTACACTCCATGTGCGTTGTAATAATTGGCGGCCTCAGTAAGTCTTCCTGTATTTTTAAAAATCATCTACTAAATTCATTGACTTCTACGCCCCCTCGCGTAGAGCTTTCATCAGACTCCTTTTCAGCAGCTTCTTCTAGCATCTTCAATGATGATACAGTTTTCCCCATTTTCTCTAGGATGTTTATGTGTTTAAGAGCGTCATAATCTCCTGATTGTGTATCAACAGCTGTTAGCCAAATTTGAAGATTATTAATGCTCTCACGAGCCGCTCTTAACAACTTCATTGTAGACGTTTCATTCTGATTGTAAAATTCTAGAACCACGTTAACCGTTTCGTCTATCTCTGTTTCTTTCCCGAATATGTCTACAGTAATTTGAACGTGCTTGTTCAGTTCTGCGAGACCGTTGTAAAAAGATCTGGCGTCTCTCATTTGAAACACGTAAGTCAACCATTTGCAACCTTGAATGGTTCCGTGTTTTAGTAATAAATTTTGAATTGGTATTAACGAAATTGCGTACTCGCTAGGCTTTACACCCATTTCATCGTCCAACTCCAGCATTCTTTCTCTTAGCATCTTTTAATCTTTTAAGCCTTCCTGGCAATACATGAAATCTACCCAAATAAGGTAGTCTTACGCTTTGATACTTTCCTTCAGCCATAGTCTTCGCGGTTAATTTAAACTGAGAATACACTGCTTTTTCAACTATGTTTAAAGGTAAGTTGAATTCCGTTGCAAGCAACTGAATGACATCTTTAGGATCTTTTGACTCCATCTAATCTTTCCCATTTAGGGTTTTTATTATCTGCGCATTGAGTTGTTTGCCACTTTCCTTTTGTAGGCATGTGGCAACCGCATAGCGTGCACCTTTCAGGGCCCTTAGCAAAAAAAGGGCATTCAAAACACAACTCCATTCTTTTTTTGTACTCTGTCGGGGTAACTGTTTTGGCTTTGTTTTTAACGTGCTTAACAAGTTCGTTTGCAAAAGCCCAAGCCAATTTTAAAGGTGTGTTCTTCATTGCTTTATGTCTAATTGTCTGAGCACTCCGTTCTTGTCATAGATTGCGAATATAAGGGTTCTTCCATGTCCAAATATCTGAGTAATGGTTCCTTTTGCTTTGCTTCCGCTAGGATGCCCCATAAATGCGCACTTCCACGGACCGATGTTTTTGCAAAAGCTTTGATAAGCTGTATTCTCCTTTGTCATTTTTTTCTAGAGCTTTTTTGTCCTTAATTCTTTTAATGTAAGTATTTGTTACAGCTGCTGTAACTCCTAGCTTTCCACTTGACGCCAACCTGTTTTCTTTCGAGCACAACTTTCCTGGAGAATCTAATAACACTTCAAGAATCCTTAATTCTTTCGAAGTCATTTGAAACATTCCGTTCCAAAATTTAAGGTAGCTATGAGTAGTTAAAAGTTTTACGTTTACCCTTAATCTTTCCGTTTCTTTCTTACTAGCGTGCATGATGATCCTTCAATTAATATTTCTCCATTACTGTTTTCAAAAGCGTTGTATTTTGAAGCTACAGCGGCCATGTCTGTAAACTGGTTTATGTAAGTAAGAACGCGGTCAACCTCCTTTCGAAGTTCAACCGCGTCTTCTTTCATTTTAATTCCGCCAGTAGAGTTGCCCTCTAATTTCTTAAAGTCTTCTAGCGATATTGTCACTGAACCAGTCATCAAACAATCATTAGGATTTGTCCCTCCTGAACATAAGCGCAAATTTCTCCAGTTTCTTCGTTGACTTCAACTAAACATCCTTCCATTCGCGGGTCAACAATAATCTTTGTTCCTGGAGGCATTAGGTTGCGAGACTTTACATCTGGACCACAAGCCACAACTGTTTGCGTTACCATACTAGATATTTCTTCAGCTTCTAGTTGTGCTTTAGTTTCCTTTGGTATGAAGATCTTAGAAGCTTCATCCTTAAATCGTCTGGGGTCGTCAAGAATGACCCAAGAAGTTAATGCTATAACTTTCGTTAGCGTTTTAATTTTTGACATGTTAAAATTTTAGACCGTCTGCGGTCGGTTCGATTTTTGAATTGCTTGGGTCGTAGCTGTTTGGGTAAGGGTTTGGTTCATTCAATCTCTTGAGATCCATTCCTAGCCACATAATAGCTTCCTGAAGTTTTGCGATTGAAATTCTTCTTTCTCTAGAACTAGGAAGAGCCTTTAGTTTTTGCAAATTTTCATCAAGAGAAACTCTGAGTTCCTTGTTTGATATAACATCTGCTTCGATACTTAAATTCATTTTGTCTGACATATCTGATTTTGTTATCCGACAAATATACAGAAATGTTATTGGTAGGACAGATAGGACTCGAACCTATACAGCGTTAACGTCGGGGTTACAACCCGGTGAGCTCATGCCAGTGCTCAGCTGTCCTATTTGCAGAGGATATAGGAATCGAACCCTGCCGCTGTTACACGACCGCACCAAGGTTCAAACCTGGCTGGTCACCATTGACCGCTATCCTCTATACTCTGCAGAAAACGGAGGCCTTGATCCCCAGTCCAGAACGGACCCAGCTCCTTAGCAGGGAGCGCCTACCCAGGTAGGTTCATCTTCTGTGTGAGGTACAAGTTGGATTCGAACCAACGTGACAAGGTTTGCAATCTTGCCCCTATCCTCTCGGTCATTGTACCTTAAGATCTCCGTACCGGAATCGAACCGATTTATCCTGCTTACAAAACAAGCGCATCGCCATCAATGCTTACAGAGAATATGTGTGCCCAAGGATGGAATCGAACCATCGAAAAACAGAGTTTAAGTCTGTCGCGTAGTCCTGCGTCCGCCACAAGGGCCAGTGTACTCCCAGCAGGGATCGAACCTGCAAAACTCTCGGGCCTAAACCGAGCGACTTTACCTATTTGCCCATAGGAGCTTAAAACAAAAAATCCCCGTCCAAATTAATGAGCGGGGATCCAAAATATTGGGTGTACCTACTCCGTCACATGGCTGTGTACGATAACGTGAGTAGGCAATAACTAATCATTTTCATGACGCAAATATAAACATAATAAGTGGGACAGGCAGGTTTCGAACCATGCTCCTCAAGTTTTTCAGACTAGCGCTTCTACCAAGTTAGCTTCTGACCCATTGCGCACCCCCAAGGAATCGAACCTTGTCCTACGGTTTTGGAGACCGTTTGGCCACCATGGCCTGAAGTACGTTTGCTCTAGTGACGGGAGTCGAACCCGCTTTCTTCCGATTAACAGTCGGTTGCTTCCGCCATTTCAGCCTCACTAGATGTAGTTCCTCTCGGATTCGAACCGAGGACGCTTGACATGTAACACCAACGCTCTACCACTGAGCTAAGGAACTATGTGTGACCCCGGCGAGTACCGATCTCGCGGCCCTTCCCTTAAAAGGGGAATGCTCCACCATTGAGCTACGAGGTCTTTTAAACGCAAAAAATCCCGCTTACTTTCGTAAACAGGATCAATCTTATTTGGTATAAGTTCTCTGTTTACGTTTCCGTATCCTTAAAGACCTTATTCCAATTAAGTGTTCTCACGGTGCAAACATAAGCATTTTATTGAGACCCTACCAGGATTCAAACCTGGATACCTCGGGTAGAAGCCGAGTGCTCTGTTCAGTTGAGCTATAAGGCCGTTGTACGCAACAAAGGATTCGAACCTTCATCTCCGAGTCCGTAGCTCAGCGTGTTGTCCGTTACACTAATCGCGCGTATTGGGGTGTAAGAGGGGACTCGAACCCCCTAATGACCAACTCCACAGATTGGCGCTTCGACCACTTCAGCTTCCTACACAGTTCCCAGAGAAGGATTCGAACCTCCGTGACCGGCTTCAAAAACCAGCATCCTGCCGCTAGATGATCCGGGAATTAAGTACCGAGGGAAGGATTTGAACCTTCGACCGCTTACGTATCAGGCAAGTGCTCTACCGCTGAGCTACCCAGGTATATTTGTTTAAGGTCTGCATGTCTCCCACGGTTCATTGGTGGCGGACGGCATGCACTTAAAGAGCTTCTTTTTCCTTGAAACCTTTCACTCTTTACCTTAAGTGGAGTACGAGGGAGTCGAACCCTAACATTTTCGTTGCAAACGAAATGACCTGCCATCGGCATCGCCCCCATATTCTTTCTGTTGGCCCGGTGGGTCACGATCCCACTCTCTTCTTGTTATGAGCAAGATGCTTTCCCCGTTAAGCTACGCGCCGATATGCTATGTACCCCGTATGGGATTCGAACCCATGTCCTTCTAGTTGAAAACCAGACGTCCTGAGCCTCTAGACCAACGGGACTTAATATGGTTGCGGGACTGGGATTCGAACCCAGGACCTCTAGGTTATGAGTCTAGCGAGCTGGCCAACTGCTCTATCCCGCAATAAATGTGCAGTAGGTCAGACTCGAACTGACAACCTAGTGCTTGGAAGGCACCCGCTCTGGCGTTGGAGCTACTACTGCATTAAAAAAGCATGGTGAGGTAAGTTGCCTCTCCTTATGATTGCGTTGTGGTTGTCTTAACGGTTGTCCTCTGGTGGACGGTCGTCCTTAAGTTAGGCCCTTGCCTTACAATACGCAATATATACTCACTCATGCTTTAAGCGGTCCTAGACGGGATCGAACCGACTACCTTCCCGCAGACAACGGGCTATCCTACCATTAGGACCTTAGGACCAATATTAAGAGCGAAGAGGTCATGAACCCCTTTAAGTGCTGCAGCACCGAACACTCTAGTATGGGAAGCAGGGCTCGAACCTACGATCTCCGCGTCCCAAACGCGGCGCGATACCAACTTCGCTATTCCCATGTAACAAAAAAGCCCCTCTCTATTCGAGAAGGGCTTTTGATTTTTTAATGTCTATGTCTTTATTTTCTCGAATACATAGAGTTCCCTTTCGTCCCGCCATTGGCGCGATCCATAATCGGTTGTTCTATATGTCTTCCTGTATTCATTGAAGCCTCAAAGCTAGTCATCTTTTTTCTTTTCTACAACTATTTCAGGAAGTATTTCATCTTCTATTTCAGCTGTTGGTTTTCTAATCTTTTTTTCAAGAGCTATTTGAAAATCAATGAACCCTTCTTTTCCCGTGTAACAAGAGGGGCCTATCTTGTAAGACCCTGGCTTTATTTCCTTGTTCATTTTTTCTCTGGCACTCTTCTCCCACTTTTCCATTTTGATATTTTTTAAAGTTTTTGATTGCTTCTTTTTGAGCCATTATGGCTATGTATCCCGACATTCCTCTTTGTCTTGGGTTCTTTATCATTTGATGTTAAAGTTTTTGATGTATCCCACCCCTAAGGTCCACCCTGGTTGATTTTGAAATAAGTATCCTCCTTTAATTATGAACTGATTGTTTTTTAGGTCCATATAAGAAACCATCGCGGAGGTCTCCATGCCTCTAAAGTGTGGGCTTGACCCCATATTGTGATACTCCAGTTCTCCGCCCATCCCAATTTTTCTGTATGGACCAATAGGAATAGCGGTCTCAACTGTTCGTTCAGTAGATATAATTGGTGCGATTCTTTTGTAAGAAAGCTTTGGCGCTCCTTCAAGCTTTCCTTGAGTCTTGAATTCGTAATAGATGACCATGGTTTCGTCTCTAACTGAATCCATGTACGTACGAATGGTAGATAAATCTTTGATCCTTTCTTCGCATTCCGTAAGGCTAAATTCGTACCGTCTGAGTGATGATGACATGTCATCAATACTATCAGAAGCATTAGAGCTTGGAACGGGGCGTTTCCATTTGTTAAGTACCGGTAACTCTTCGAAAACAGGTATTGGCTCAGAAACATTTAAAATTGTTATTGCTGAATCAAATGTAGTTATTTCAATAACATTATCAGATATTGTATCTCCTCTTTCTGGGATCTGACATTTTCCGTTTATTGTTAAAGGCCCGTTGTGAGTCAGCTGACAGAATATGATATAAATCCCCATCAGTAAGATGATCATCTCCTTTGGATATCTTAACAAAAGAGCGAAGAAGGTTGATAGCCCTTGTTTTATGAGGATCATTAAGTTCATTTAATAAATTTTGCATACTCAAGAGTGAGTTTAATTCTGTCGTCAAGACCATGGTATCCTCCGTTAATTCTTTTTGTAATCTTCTTGATAGTGTCTCGGTCGAAATCCCTAGACATATCAAAAATCCCATTTACATCGAAGAACCAACCTGCAGCTACAAAAGACAATTCTTCTGCAACTCTCTTTGGATCTTCCATTACCATTGGGTCTTTCAAGTATTCAGAGAACTTTTGGTAATTGTATCTACCGGTGAGTTGGATTGCTCCACGCCCTCTGAATTTGAATCCGTCGCCTGACGCTTCATCTCCATTCCCGTTTTGATTTGCGTAAACAAAATTGGCCAGCCTTTTAGGGCTCTTGGTCATTCTCTGGGCTCTTTCCTTTTCTACAGGGTTAAATTTCCGGTCCTTGTTCTCATCAAAATCATATTTAAAGATATCCCAAAGCCTATCAACTGATTTGTAATAAAGACTCTCTTTGAACTTCTTGAAACCTCCAGTCTCATGAGCACACTGAGCGAAAAAATGAACTGCAGCAATAGGGTTTGGAAGATCTAAGTATTTACTTGCTGCTTTAAAAGTCAAGGGCCCAAAGTCTCCATCATCATTTACACCTGCGTTTCTTTGAAGTAACTTTAAACTCATGATTTAGTCTTTGTTTCAGTCTTTATCGCAGTGTTTGTCGAAGTGTTTTCTCCGATTTTTTGAAGAATTACTGTTTGAATTTTCGCTTCTGCAAGAAGTTGAAGCAATAGCGATTCTGTTATAGTTTTTGACATGATTTTTGTTTTTAAAGTAATTATTTGGACTGAACTTGTTTGTACGTATCTATTCCTAAAAGAGTAGCGCTATACCCCAGGACGATTCCAATCACTGTTGTTTCAACCGTGTAGAATTCAAACCCTGAGGCTGCGCTCATTGACATCCCCAAGACAAAGGCAAAGAACCCTAGAATTCTCTTACTTATCTGCTCTCTTTTCAATTTCTCTCTTTTTTATTTTCAAGTTTACAAATACTACCAAGTCATACATTTTCTTTATCAGTGTGAACGTGATTGATACCGCTGTCACATATAAAATGTAACTACTTATCGATACTTCTCCAGCTACAAAGAGAATACTTAAAAAGCTTCCTGCTACGTCAACTGTGTAAAGAATAATATTTGTTTTAGTCACTGTTTCTGGTATTTGAATAA